TTTGGCTGGGGTAAGTGACATCTACACATTAGCCGCCAGAGTTGTCACGACTGGTGGCGCTGGGTCTGGCGGGGGGGTAGGTTCCCTGTCTTTCTATGATTTGACGCAGTGAAGTGCTAAGACTGGGAAGAAGTCAGTCGATGAGCGTTTTATAAGTGAGCGGCAATGGCAAATAAATACCTACGCAAGTACCTGATTCCCTCTGCTGCCACGGAGACGACGATCTATACCGTGCCTGCGGCGAATACGGGCATCATACGCTCACTGCGGGTGACCAATGCAGGTACATCTAGTGCGCTGATCACGGTGACACAGGTTGTCTCGGGCACTCCACATTTTTTGCAAAAGGTAAGGGCGCTGCCCGTCAACGAGACTTTTGACGTTTTCAACGGGATTCCTTGCATTGTAGAAGCCGGGGATATTCTCAAAGTGACATCGTCGGTTGCTACCGTACATTTCTATCTAAGCTATCTTGAAGTGGACAGAAACTAATGAATTACCACATAATTGCTGACAATTCCGCGTCCTTTCCCGGCGCGCGACCCTGCACGAGGGTCTATTGCCACTTTGGAAAGGATTATCATGGCTGAAGCGATGCAGGGCGTCATGTCCTTAGTTCCCGAAATGTCGGGTCAAGGCAATGCCGCTAAGAGTTATCTCACCCCTGAAGACGATGCGACGCTCAACGAGCTTCGCAACTCTATCTCTCCTCAACAGTTCAACACTGAGATGTTCAACGCGGCGGAGCAAGCTGATCCGCAGGCGGTGGCAGAGCTACGCATGATGTTGCGTGGCATGCAATTGCCTCAGGAACTGATTGACTTAATGAAGGAGATGGTGGATGTCCTTCTTCAAGAGCCAAATAAGTACACAGAAAACCGGCAGGAACTGATTAAAGAGGGTGTTCCAGAAGACCTCTTGCCCGCTGAGTTTGACCCCATGTATTTGATGGCGTTGGACATGGCGTTGGATCAGATTTCTCAGCCGGTTATTCAGGGTTTTGCTCGCGGTGGAATGGTCAAAAACCCCATCTCTGCCGGAATTGCAAGCTTGGGCCGAGGTGGCGATAAGATGCTGGCGCACATCACGCCACGCGAGGCGCGTATGCTGATGCGCGCAGGCGGATCAGGAACGATCAACCCCGTCACAGGACTGCCTGAATTCTTTTTGAAAAAACTGGGAAAAGCCATCGGTGGAGCGTTCACACGCGTAGGTAAAGCCATCAAAGGCGCTGTCCGGGGCATCGGCAAAGCCGTCAAAAAGTTTGCAAGCAGCACCGTGGGACGAATTGTTACTTCGGTGGCGTTGGGCTTCTTCTTAGGCCCAGCAGCGGCGAGTATGCTGGGTGTTACTTCGAGTGTGGGTGTAGCCGCGATTAGCGGCTTTGTGGGTTCTGCTGGTTCGACTTTGATGGCCGGGGGCAGCATTAGCGAGGCCTTGAAATCGGGTGCCATGGGTGGTTTGACCGCAGGTGCCTTCTCGGGTGTAATGGGCGGTGCTTCAGCGTTTAAGTCGGGTTCTTACACAGGTCCTACGAGTGTTTCTGAGTCGTGGAAGAGCTTTACTGACACGGTTGCTGGCAAGCCTGCGGTAGACGTAACAAAGGCCGCAGGCGCAGCGGATGAAGCGGCAGCAGCAACGAAGGCCGCAGGCGCTGTAGATGAAGCAGCAGCAGCGGCCCCTGTATCTCCCGCCGGAGCAGGCGCTATAGATGAGACGGCAGCAGCAGGTCGGATGTCCCCTGCTGCGGCTAAGAGCGCACAGAGCGTTCCTAATCCTGACGGCACGATCACCACTTATCAAACAGACGCTTTGGGCAGAACAGTGAGTAAGACAACCACTGGCGCTCCGGTGGAGTCCGCAGTACAGAATTTGGATGACCTAAAACTGGATGTGATTAGTGGCAGAACCGCTGCCGTTCCCACGCAAACGGGATTAGAGCGGATTTCCCCTGACGTTCCTAACCTCTCCAGTTATACGGGGACAGGTGCTCGCGTACAGCCAAGCCTGTCGGGTACTAATGTCCCACCCGCCCCCCCGGCCCTAACGGATACCGGCACTATGCTTGGCATAAAGATGCCGGGTGACGCGGGTCCTCTGAAACTTGACGCCATGTCCCCCGCAGCGGCTCCATCGCAAGGCGTGATGGACTTGGTTAGTCAGGGTAAGTTTGTCGAGGCAGGCAAGACCGCTGCATCGAAGGTTGGCGATCTCTACGACGAATACCTGTCTCCGAGTGGCATACAGTCCGCTGGAGCTAAGAACGCAGAAAAGGCTTATGCCGACACTTTGGCTAGGACAGGTAGTAAAGACCTTGCCTTGAAGGCGTATGAAGCCAGCATGCCCGGTATGGTCGCAACCTACGGCCCTCTCGCCGGTGCGGCTCTGGGTGCGGCTTATTTAGGTGGGGCGTTTGACACACCAGAACCGCCGCCAAAGCCAGATATGCCAACCTCAGGCGCAGAACTGTACAGACAAAATCCGTACTATTTGACGCCCGATGTGAGAACCGTTTCCGCATCCACCGGACAAGCGTATCGTTATGCCACAGGCGGTATCGCCAGTTTGAAACGCGGTACTTCGAGCTTCCCTCGAAAGACTGGCCCTATCAACGGCCCCGGCACGGGTACGTCGGATTCGATTCCAGCCATGCTCTCGGACGGCGAATTTGTGTTCACCGCAAAAGCAGTACGTGCCATGGGCAACGGCTCACGGCGCAAGGGTGCAAAGCGTATGTACGCGCTAATGAAGGCCTTGGAAAAGAGGACGTAAGTCATGGCAACTGAATATCAGGTACAAACAATTCAGGAAGCGCCTGAGATAGAAAAGGCGCGACTTGCCCTTCTTAAAACGGCAGAAAGACAGGTATCCAAACCGATCTCGATACCGGGATACGAGGTTGCCGGTCTGGGTGAAGGACAGCTTCAGGCCAAGGCCCTAGCCGAACAAGGCATCGGTGCTTACCAGCCGCTTCTGACAGAAGCAGAAAAAGGAATGGTTGCGGGGCAGGGCCTAACCCAACAGGCTGCACAAGGCATTGCTGGACTGAACATCTCTCAGCCTCTGAGCGCCGCTTATGGTGCGTATCAGGCAGGTGCGGGTGCAGCAGGTAACTTAGGCGCGTTGGCAAACACAGCAGGACAGGGCTTGCCTGCGGCGGGCGCTGCGGCTGCAATGTTGCCCGGTGCAGCAACTGGCTACGATCCTTCGCAAGCTGCGGCCTTCATGAACCCGTACCAGCAGCAGGTAACGGCCAATGCCCTGCGTGAAATGCAGCGGCAATCAGACATCGCGGCTCAAGGGCAAGCGGCACAAGCTGTTCGTACAGGTGCCTTTGGTGGTACACGTGAAGGGGTGCAGCGCGCAGAGATGGAGCGGGGCTTGATGGATGTCATGGGCCAGCGCATTCTGCAGGACTACTCACAGAACTATCTTCAAGCACAACAGGCCGCGCAACAAGGCTTTGAGTCGCAGCAGCAGCGTCAACTTGCTGCCGCGCAAGCCTTGGGTCAGATGAGCTTGTTGCCTTCGCAGATCGCAGGGCAGCAGGCAAACATCTTGGGTAACCAAGCCAATATCTACGGCCAGCTTGGTCAGGGCATTGGCAGTCTCGGATTGCAGCAGGGTCAGTTTGGTCTGCAACAAGGTTCTGCCTTGGGCGGAATGGGTTCCCAGCTTGCGCAACAGGCCGGTCAGCGCGGCAATCTGGCAGCGTTGCAGCAGCAACTCAGTCAGGGCGATATTGCACTCATGGGACAGATTGGCGCACAGGAGCAGGCGTTGCAGCAAGCACGTTTGGATGCGCTGCGGGCAACAAAGACACAGGAAGCCTTCTTGCCGTTCCAGTTGCTCTCCTTCCAGTCGGATATTTTGTCGAAGACGCCGGGTAGTCAGACGGCACTCACGTCTACTACATCGCCGTCGCCTAGTCCGTTGATGTCGGCAGTATCTACGGGTATTGCAGGCGTCAGTGCGGCTGCAGGGGCTAAAAGGGCAGGCTTGTTCTAGGAGGAATGATGAAATCGAAAGTAATTGACAGGCCTATGTTCAAGAAGAAAGGGCCTCCCGTTCCCCCTGAGGACGTGAATAACGTCGGCATCATGCAGGGCTTCATGGATCAGGTATCCATGATGGATGACATGGAAGAAGAGGATGACGACGAGGATGAAATGGAGATGGGCAAGATGATGGACCGTCGTCCTGATTCGCCTGAAATCCTCATGAACAATCTTCGCGGCGACATGCGTTCAGTAGACGCGCGTGTTGAAGAACTCGCAGACCTCGTCGGCTATCGCGCTGCGTCGGAAACACCGACAGAGGTCTTGGCGCTGTTGCAGCCCGTATTGGCGCAACAAGGCGCGATGGTGCAGCCGCCACCGCAGATGGCAATGCCTGCACAAGCGAATCCGATGGCAGCACCAGCAGGCGGGGTTGCCGACTTAGCGGCCATGGCTCAAGGGCCACAGACCGCGCCTCCAATGCCAATGCCTGAGGCACCCCCTCCGGGCGGTATTGGATCGTTGCCTGCAGCCGCTGAACAACAAGCTCCGATTGCCATGAAGGACGGAGGAATTGTTCAGCATTTTCAAGAAGGGTCCGGTGAGGAGGGCGTGACCCCTGTCGATTTAAGTGGGCAACAAGCCTTCTACCCTCCTGAGTTGGTTGCTAAAGCCCAACAAGACGTGGTGGACCTGCTGGCGACACAGCAGCAACGACTGCCGTCACTTGAAAGCGCCATGGCGGCACGTCTTCCAACGTATCAGCGTTTACTGGGCGCGGACAAAGAAGCCATACAAGCGCAGATGTTGTTTGACATTGCGCAGGGCGCGTTGAATGTTGCAGCAGGCGTGGACGCCGAGGGCAATCGCATCCGTGGCAACGTCTCGCCGATTGCACGTATTGCAGCCGGTATACGTAACGTACCGGCATTGATTGGCGCACGTGCGGGCGAACTGGCAAAAGGACAGCGCGAGGCAAAACTGCTGGCGTTGCAGGCAGGCGAGAAAGATATCGCACTGGTCCGCGACTACAACTTCAAGTTGATCTCAGAGCAGCGCAAGCTGTCGGGCGACATCGTCAAAGCGGCAGCAAGGGGACAGGGCTTTGGCTCTGGCGTAAAGGGTGCGGCGTGGAACTTTATTACGCGCTTTGCACCTGATTATGCTGCGGGTAAATTGACGCCAGAGAATGATCGTCGATTCAAAAGCTCGTACGCCATCATCTCTGAGCCTACTTACATTACTAACCCCTTCACAGGGAACCTTGAAACACGTCGTCCGCCAATCCCAGACTTCGTCAGCAATGCGATAAAGCTGCGCGAGAACATCCCATTGCCTGCAACACCGGGTAAGGGTAAGGGCAAAAAGGGTGAAGCAGCGCCTGTGAGTGAAGCCGCACCGGTGAGTGAAGCTCCAGTGACCACGGCTCCCGGAGCAGCAGCGCCTGCCCGTGAAGCCGCACCGGTGACCACGGCTCCGACAAAGCAGCCTGCCAGAGAGCGTACCATATGGGAGTTGACGCCCGTATTGACGGGTCCCATTCCTGCAGCAAAGGACGTGATCTCTAGTGTGCCGGGCTTTGGTAATGTGGGTGCCGATGTGACTCAGGCGCGCGCACGTTATCTTGGTGACTACCGTGAATTGGTTAAGACCTTGCAGAACAGCCCTGTGTACGCACAAGGAGAGCGTTCGGCGATTGAAAAAGAACTCGATCTTGACCCTCGTTTCTTTGACGATCCGGCGAAGCTTCGTAATAAGCTGATCGGTATTGATGCTTATCTAACTAAGCGCTTAACGGATGCACAGGCAAATGCCTCAAATGCCAACCTGCCTGTGGATCAGCGCAAAGAACATACTAAGATCGTTACAACAATCCAGAACTTCTTGCCGAAGCTGGGTGTTCCACCTAAACTTTATACGATTAAAGCACTCCAAGACTTTACGAAGAAGAGCCCTCCGGGAACACCTTTCCTGTGGAATGGTTCTGATCTGCGAGTAACTAAAGGGGCAGAGTAATGGCAGCAGAAGATGAAGTTCAGAAGCAATTAAATGCTTTGTCTGCTCCCGGCGGGGGCAGTCGTGCTTCTGAAATCCTGTCAGGCAGACCTCCTCCGGGGGTTGTCGCTCCTCGTACAGGTGCTGCGGAAGGCGCGCTTAATCCTATTACGGGGATGCCCGAGGCGGTCGAATCACTTTCTGGTGCAGGAGAGCCTACGGTTGGCGAAAAAGCCACCGAAGTGGGTTATGGTCTTTTAGAAGGCGTTTCGCGTACTTCGCCTGCCGTGACAGGCGGGATTGCTGGCTTCCGTGCGGGATTATTTGCTGCCCCTGCGGCGGGCCCGTATGCCCCTCTTATACCTCCTTTGGGCGCAGTGACCGGGACTATCACCGGGGCTATCGTAGGTGACTTTTTAAGTAACGAACTAGACATCAAGTTCCCCGGCGTAGCGCGTCAAGACCTCGTGCCTTACCGTGAAGGTGGCAAGACCTTCGGTGACACCATTGCCCTTGCGCCGATTGCTTTCAACATTCCGTATACACAAGCAGAGCGCTTGTCCAACGCAATCCGTCTGGTTGAGCCTACTGCGGCTAAGTTTGGCATGGAAGGCGCAGCCCGTACTTCGCGCTTTTTCACTGACGTGCTCGCAGGCATGGGCAGAACGGCCCAGAACTATCCGAAGTCCTTCCTTGCTGCAGAAACGATTTCTGGCGCAGGTGCTGGATTAGGTGGTGGCATTGCCGAATCAGAAGCCCCCGGTAGACCCGGTGTTCGTCTTGCTTCGGAGATCGCCGGTGGCGTACTCGCTCCTTCTCGGCTGTTCATCCACATAGGTTCTGCCAAGGACTTGATGGGCAATATCGGGGCATCCTTCTCAAGAGATGCGCGTGAGGCTCGTGCCGCGAACAAGCTGTATTCCATTTTGCAAGACTCTGGCGAAGACATCGACAAAGTCATTCGTTCGCTGGAAGCCAACGTCCCACGGGGTGCACAGCCTAGTGCGGGGCAGAAAACTGGCATTCGTTCTCTCAGTATCCTAGAGAACACGCTTGCCCGAGAGAATGCGAAGTACGGTGGTGAACTGGCTGAACAGGGCAGAAAGACGCTCTTGGCGTACCAGCTACTTGCCCAGAACTTGGACAATGTTGGAACGCCACAGGCGCTACGTGCTGCTGCCCAACTGCGTAACGAGGCCTTTGAGGCCATGCTGGAAAATCGTCAGGGCATCGCTCTTGCGAATGCTGCGCAGAAGATTCGTGGCATCACCAAAGACACGCCAGAAGCACGTCAACAGATCGGTGCGATTGTTCGTGATGCGACTTACGAGTCGCTGTCAGACGCCCGTAAGCATGAGCGATTCCTGTGGGATCGCGTATCAAAGGAATTTGAAAAACCTGTAGGAAAAGGCGGTGCTGTACGAGGCGTTCGTCCACTGGTCTATAAAACCATTGAACCAGAGAATACGGTTCGAAACTTCTTGGATGAGGTCATCAAACTAGACCCTGCCGTGTATAAAAACACGGTGCCTAAGTTGGTTAAGGATGTAATGAAACAGATGGGGGTAGATGACGCGGCGATCTTCACCTATCGTCGTGGTCGTTATCACCCAGACTATGCGGAAACCGGGAAAATCCCAGACCGCAATATGCCTAAGTTAACTGAGATGGAAGTACCCAACTTAGTTAACTTGCGCTCTAACTTACTTGACCTGTCTCGCCAAGCCTCTATCAAAGGCGAGAACGCTGAAGCGCGCTTCTACGGGTCTCTTGCAGACGGCATGTTGCAAGACCTGTCCAAGATCAAGTCTACAAAGTTGGATGAGGCGCGTGACTTCTCCCGCGTACTGAACGACTACTACACCCGTAGCTTTGCCGGTGAGATGCTTGGCAAGAAGAGTAGCGGCGCGTTGGCTTATCCGCCAGAAGTTCTGGTACAGCGCGCGTTCGGTGCCAACAATGATCTGGCCGCAATGCGCATGGCGGACATTGAAGATGCTGTGGGCATGTTGGGCAGAGAGTACACAGACGCCGTCAATAAGTTTGGCAAACGCAGTCAACAAGCCCTTTCGTTAAAGCCCTTGGCTGACTTGTCCGCAGAGCGTGTAGTGTCGATTCGTGATGCGCAGGAGCGGATTCTCCGTCTTGCTGCGGCAGAAACGATTGACCCAAACACAGGTCGTGTGAGCGTGACGCGCTTGAGTCGTTTTGTCGAGAAGCGTAGACCGCTTTTGGACAAGCTGCAGATCACGAGCGATCTGACAGACGTAGTCAAAGCCGAAAATGCGTTGAAGGCCACGTTGAACGGCAATAGTTTCATGCAAAAGTCGCTGCGCGATCAGACTGCCTTTGCACAGGTGGTTAAGTTTGAATCGCCGACGATGGCAATTGCAGATGCCTTGAACAGTAAGTTTCCGGTTAGAAGCTTTTCGCGGATAACGCAACTGGCAAAGGCTGGGGGTCCTGACGCGGTCAACGGCTTAAAGTCCAGTCTGTATGACTACGCATTTACTAAAGCCGGGGGTGACAAAGGCTTTAGCCCACAGGCGTTTGAGAAGGCCTTCTTTGATCCGATTGCCAGAGGTGAGCCTTCGATCTACAACATCATGCGCTCGCAAGGCCTGATGACTTTGACGGAGGGTAAAAACCTCAAGCGAATCATCGATCCGATGTTAAAGGTTGAGCAGTCGCTCGGCGATCGTCAGTTGATGGAAGGCGTCCTCCAAGGCGCAGATGCCGCAACCGAACTGGCACTGCGTGTAGTCGGTTCACGGATTGGTACTGGTGTATCCGGTGGCGGTCCGGGGTCTCTGATTGCTGCCTCCGCCGGTTCGAAATACATGCGTCAAATCTTCGATAAGTCGCCCATGCTGATGGTGCGTGGGATCATCGAAGAGGCGACGAAGGACCCACAGATGATGGCGCTGCTGTTGCGCAAAGGTCGTACAGAGGGTGAACAGCTTCAACTATCCCGTCAGATGCATGCCTACTTGACGGCAGCAGGGCTGAACTACGAGCGCTTTCAGGAGCCCGCACCAGAGCCCATGGTCCAAGCGCCAGAGCCCGTGCGTACTTTTGCGCCACGTCGCCAACCTGCCACAGCACCCACACGTGGGGTGCCGGGGTTGAATATTGGCGGAGGAGGTCCCGCGCCTCTCGGCCCACGGCCCGCTGCTGGTGGAGCGGGAGGTAGTAGCAGTCGTGAGGCGTTGAAGCGCTTGTTCCCGTTTGACACCACTATCCAGTAGGAGGCGGCATGGCAACCAAGCCCACGAAGTCGAAGGTCAATCAGGCAGGCAACTACACTAAGCCGACGATGCGCAAGCGTCTGTTTGAGCAGATCAAGGCCTCCGCCGTGCAGGGCACTGCAGCAGGGACTTGGTCCGCCCGTAAAGCTCAGCTTCTGGCAAAGAAGTACAAGGAAGCGGGTGGGGGCTATAAATGAAGAAGCCTCAGTTAAGCCTGAAAGCATGGGGCAAGCAGAAATGGACCACAAAAAGTGGCAAGCCTTCTTCTGTAACCGGCGAGCGTTACCTGCCAGAGAAGGCCATCAAGGCCCTGAGTCCAGAAGATTATCTTGCTACGACACGGGCAAAACGGGCAGGCAAGAAGGCTGGCAAGCAGTTCGTCGCGCAGCCAAAACGCATTGCCAAGAAGACCGCTAGGTTTCGGAAAGTTTAGTCAGAAACTTCTCCACCCGGTCCATCCACTCCTTCTTTTGACGCTCGAAATCACGGCCTGTAGTCGTAAATTCCTGCGTCGAGCCATCCTGTACCGCGATCAGCACCACCCCGAAGTTGATGTCTGTGCCGTGCAGGATGTCGTGTGCCATGGCATACGCGGCAAGCTGGTGGAAGTAGTCCGTGATCCATTCATAGCGCTTGGGTTTCAGGCTTTGTTTGAAGTCCACAATGGCCGGTTTCCCACGGAACACGCCCACCAAGTCAGTCGTCCCCGCATACTTGCCGGGATAGTACAAAGGCACCTCTGACCCCCACACCTCCTCCAACGAATCGAAGTGCTGATTGATCAACCGGTGGCCCATTTCATAGCCCCGTAGTTGCAGCCAATCCTCCGCAGGAGGTAATGCCGTTCCCTCTAGGAATCTTTCAATGACGAAATGCATGGCAGTTCCCACGTGAGCGGCGTTATTCTTGATTCTTTCCGCTTCCTCGGCCCCTACTCGCGCCACCCAAGCGTCCAGCGTGGTCTTATCTTTCGTTTTGTCAAGAATGTTGGTGACGCTGTAGACCGGCGTCTCCTCTCCCCGACGATACGTGCGTCCTTTGGGCGTCTCGATACGCTCTAGGCGCTCGTAGGTGTACAGGTTCTTGACGGGGATCAAATTAGCCATGATTTTAGTTCCTCTCCCATCACCTGAGTGGCGATGTTAATTTTGTCGCGCAAGGATTTAACGATCTTCTCGTCCACCGTACCGGGGCAGATCAGGTCGATGTAGGTCACGTTCTTGGTCTGGCCGATCCGGTGCGCCCGGTCTTCCGATTGAAGGCGCTTCTCCAGATCGAATGAATTGCTGTAGTACACCACTAGATTTGCCGCCGTCAGCGTCAGGCCGTACCCACCCGTGGTCGGGTTGCCAATGAAGAACCGTAGGGGGTTGTTCGGGTCTTGGAAGTCGTTGACGATCTCCTGCCGTTTGTCCGTTTCCGTCTCACCGTAGTACGCCGCCGCCGAGTTCATCCCGTAGACAGAGGATAAAGCCAGCTTGATCGCCTCGATGTCATGTCGGTAATTGGCCCAGATGATCATCTTGCCATCCGACTCCTCGACAATGCTCATCAACTCCTTGATCCGGTTGTTCGGCAAGTCCAGCACCGTCCCGTTATCCAGCTTCACATGCCCGCAGACGATCTGATGCAGACGCATGATCTGGGTCAGCGCGTTCACCGTGGATACCTCGCCCTCCCGAAACAATGCCAACGCCATCAGCCGCATCTCCTTGTACGCCTTGGCCTGCTCTTCCGTTAAGTCTACCTCCCGCTTCACGTACAACTTATCAGGCAAGTCCAGACACTCGTCCTTCGTCACCCGAAAGCTAAAGCGATCCAGTTTCTCCCTTAATTCCTCTAAATGCCGAAAGCCCAGAATCTGCTTAAACGTATGCGTCGCTAACTGCCGCTCCTGCATCACCGCATAGCGCGCTTGAAACGTGTAAAAGCTGTCATGCCCCAAGCATCGCGGATCAAGGAACACACACTGCTGGAACAAGTCCAACGGGTTCTTCGTCACTGGCGAGCCGGTCATGATGCGCTTGTACTTGGCCTGCTTGCCAATCTTCGTCGCGTTCTTTGCCCGTGCCGCCGTATGCGTTTTGATCGTGGTCGATTCATCGATCGCCATAAAAGCGTCATGTGCAAGTAAGTACCTACTCGCGAATTTCACGCCTTTTTCCGTGGATAAAGCTTCCACGTTCATGATGAGGATTTTTAAGTCCTCACTGATCTCGAACATTCTGTCTAACGCTTCTCTTTCTGCTTTCTTTGGAGACGGGGTCCACAGCGCCATTCGATACACGATGTGTTCTGGCATATGCTTGGGTATCTCTGTGTCCATCCAGTTACGGTACACACCCTTCGGCGCAATCACCAACGCCGCATTAACCTGTCCTTGGTCATACAACATTGCCAAGTTATTGATCAACATAAAGCTCTTGCCTGTGCCCATCTCTGAAAAGAGAGCGGCCACTTGCTTATTCCAAAACCTAGTCAGATAGGCCTCCTGATGCAGGAAGGGCTTGTTCTTGTAGGGGTATCGTTGTAAAAATTCATCCATAGCGATTCTCCTTTCTGTGGGGGTTGCAAAATCCCCGGAGTCAAGTATATACTCAAAACTCGAACACAGAAAGGAGAAATGAAGTGCCTACAGTCTTTGCCGTTTCCGAAACGGGGCAACACAATATATCGTCTGCTTTGGACTTCGGAGATATCGTTACGATCTTGCCCCCTAATGCACAGGTGGCATTTTCTGTAGCACCCACAGTGCGTCGGGCACATCGAGTACTTGAAAACTTTTCTGACGAAGATTATCTTCTGTTCATCGGTGACCCGACGGCCATGTCGATCGTCGCAGTCGTTGCAGCACAACGCAACAACGGACGCTTCAAGTGTTTGAAATGGGATAAGCGAGAACGACGATACATCCCAATACAGATTGACTTTAATAGCGCGTTCAAGAAAGGAGAAATGCAAAATGAGTTTGACGAATATATTTGAGCAAGATGCAGCAGCGTTGCAGATCGCAGATAACGATCTGCAAGGCATTGCAAAAATGGCGCGTCGTGCCAAGTCTCTTGAGAAAGAGATCGAGGACTACGAGACTGAACTCAAGCAGCGTAAAGAGCAGTACCGCAAGCTAACTGAGGAAGTCATCCCCGAGGCATTGACCAGTCTAGGCATGAAGAGCTTCAAGATGGAAGACGGCTCATCCATCGAGATCAAAGCGTTTTATAGCGCGTCGATCACTGAAGCAAAGCGTTCTGAAGCCTTCCAGTGGCTACGGGACCATGGCTTTGACGACATCATCAAGAACACAGTCTCTGTTCGCTTTGGTCGTGGTGAAGAAGCACTCTGTGCTAAAGCCGTTGCAACACTGCGGGATGCAGGTTATCCCGTTGAGCAAGCAGAAAAGGTTGAGCCCATGACACTCAAAGCATGGGTCAAGGAACAGGTGGAGAAAGGTCGCGAGTTTCCATCTGAGTTGTTCGGCGCTTACATCGGCCAAAAAGCGACAATCAAATCCGTTTAACGATACAAGGAGCAAGAATCATGGGTAAAGCAGAAATAGCAGAAGTCAAGACTAATGCAGTCGCAGTCTTAACGAACCGTTTTGAAGAGGATGCGCAGTCCGGTTTCGCTGGCATGAATCAGGATGACTTTGCGCTTCCGTTTCTCCGCCTACTGACTAACACTTCGCCAGAGGTTGGTTCATTAGACGGCGCAATGCCGGGTATGATCTATAACAGCGTTACAGGGGAACTCTTCGACGGCAAGAAGGGTATTCTGGTTATCCCTTGTGCCTACGTACGTCAGTACATTGAATGGGCACCGCGTGGCAGCGGCTCTGGCGCACCTATAGCGTATTACCCCAGCACTAGCGACATCCTCTCCAAAACGCATCGCGTACCCGGCGAGAACAAAGACTATCTCGATAACGGCAACTACATCGAGAACACCGCCAACCACTACGTCATGGTAATCGACGCAGCAGGCATCCCACATCCAGCGCTCATCGTCATGAAGTCCACGCAGCTTAAGAAGTCGCGCAAGTGGAATACCATGATGCAAAGCGTGAAGCTGATGGGCAAGAATGGTCTTTACACGCCTCCGATGTATTCCCAAACCTATCGCCTGACCACTGTCAAGGAAAGCAATGACAAGGGCCAGTGGTTTGGTTGGGAAGTTGAGCACAACAGCAGCGTCGAAGACGAGGGTATGTATCTGACTGCGAAGAGCTTTGCAGATTCAATCAACGCAGGTGATGTGAAAGTCACTCATAGCGACGAACAGGCTGCACCAGCAGGCGCGCAACCTTTCTGATTGACGGGCCCGAAACCGCGAGGGAGTAGGGCCCTTTTTCCCTTTACAGAAAGCAGAAATGACTGATATCGCCAAATTCAAGTCGATATTCGAAGGGTCGAATATCGCCTATGGAACCTACAAAATAGAGCGAGAGACGGGGAATGGCAAACAAGCAGGCAAGGCAGTTGTTGTACGGAACCCGCCAACCGATGACCTTTGGGAACGTCACCTACAGGGTGCTGAGCCTTCTCTTGGCATCATTCCTATTCGTCCTGACAATACTTGCATATGGGGTTGCATTGACATTGATCAGTACCCTCTGGACCATAAAGGTCTGGTGGAAAAGATTCGTCGGTTAAACCTACCGCTTGTTGTCTGCCGTAGTAAGTCAGGCGGCGCGCATGTATTCCTGTTTACAAAAGAACCGATATTCGCTGCAGAGATGCAGCGCTACTTAAACACGTGTGCAAGCATACTGGGAGAAAGTGGTCGTGAAATTTTTCCGAAACAAACTGAAGTCCTTGTTGAGCGCGGTGACACGGGTAACTTCCTTAACCTTCCGTATTTCGGGGGCGATGAAACCCTGCGTTACGCGATCAATGATGCTGGCGAGGCTTCCAGCCTTAGCGAATTCTTTGGGCTTTACGAACAATATGTACAACCAGTGCCGCTCGTTCATCCGGAAGCGGAAAAGAAAAATGCGGACGCGCCCATCAAAGATGGTCCGCCCTGTCTGCAGGCGTTATGTAATCAGGGATTTCCGGAAGGCACTCGCAACAACGGCCTATTTAACATCGCGGTCTACCTCAAAAAGTCCATCCCGAACAACTGGGAAGACAAACTCATGGAGTACAACCAAAAGTTCATGGGCCCACCACTGCCCTTAAATGAACTGTTGGTGATCACGAAGCAGATACAAAAGAAGGACTACAAGTACAAGTGCAAAGACGCACCCTTGAACTCCTTCTGCAATTCCGGTCTATGCCGCACCCGCCGACACGGCATCGGTGCTGACGGCCCAGATTCACCGAAGGTATCAAGCTTGACTAAGTACAACTCTGAGCCACCACTGTGGTTCTTGGATGTCAACGGCAGGCGCATTGAATTAGACACGGATCAACTCTTCAACCAACCTGCATTCCAGAAGGCCTGCGTCGAACGCTTGAACGTCTTGCCACCAACACTACGCCGTCAGGATTGGGAGGGCTTCTTAAACGGCCTCCTACGCGAGATGGTTGAACTCGAACAAATCCAAGACGCACCTGAAGATACCAGTCAATCAGGTCGCTTCCAAGATTTGCTAGAGGAGTTCACCACGCACTTGCAACAAGCGATGGACCGCGAGGAAATTCTCATGGGCCGTCCTTGGACGGACGAAGAAGAGTCTCGTGTTTACTTTCGCATGAAGGACCTCGAAGCACATTTAAAGCGCAGTGCGTTTAGCGGCATGACCGCACCCCGTATGGCACAGAAGATTCGTGATCTTGGGGGCGAGCCAATTAGTTTGTTCTTGAAGGGCAGAGCAGTAAGAGCGTGGCGCGTACCACGGTTCACGCGTCAAGAAACACCGTTTGAAACACCACAACAGAAAGGAGCGCCGTTCTAATGGAAATTCTCGAACTACAAAAATTCAAAGCGGCTGAGTTAGGTAGCTGCACAACGTGGCATGGCGAGCAATTAGTCGAGCGCCTCGTCTACGACGCGATTGGGATGATCCGCATCTTGGTCGATGAGGACAGTATGGGCGAACAAGAAGCCGCCGAATACATTGAACGCGAGTTTGTGTTCAAGTATGCAGGCGACACGCAGCCCATCGTCTTGTGGAAAAACTTCGACGACAATGAAGATTCATAAAATCTTCGGGCCTCCCGGTTCTGGTAAGACCACGTACCTTCTGAACTTGGTCGAGCAAGAACTAGAGTCGGGAGTGCCTGCGCGTTCCATTGGTTACTTCGCGTTTACGCGTAAGGCCGCGAACGAAGCACGGGACCGTGCGATCGCCAAATTCAACGAGCTCAATGCCGAGACGGACTTCCCGTACTTTCGCACACTGCATAGCCTCGCCTATCGCTGCTTGCGTGTGTCGAACAACGAAATCATGAAGCCAGAGAATTACCGTGAGTTTGCACGGCAAGCAGGGCTTGACATGAGCGTTAGCAGCGGAGACGAAGAGTTTGTCGTTCAGACGGATAACCCCATCCTTAATGAAATCAACCTCGCCCGCATCCGTGGCGTGGACCTACGCACACACTACAACCGCTCGGGTCTTAGCATCGAATGGTTTCACTTCGAATTCGTCGAGCGCGCGTATCGTCACTACAAGTATTCAAACAATCTGATGGACTTCACCGATCTACTAGAGCAGATCGTGCAAGAGCCAGACTACCTGCCAAAGCTGGACGTGCTGATCGTCGATGAAGCACAAGACCTATCGCGCCTACAGTGGGAGATGGTCATCCAACTCGCTGAACGCGCAAACCGTACCTTTATCGCGGGTGATGATGATCAAGCGGTTTACAACTGGGCAGGCGCAGATGTCAAAACCTTCCTCTCGTTAGACGGCGAGGTCAAGGTGCTGCAACAGTCGTACCGTGTGCCTGCAAAGATTCACGCGCTGGCAAACAAAGTAGTCAGTCGCATCCGCTCGCGGCAAGAGAAGAAGTGGCATCCTCGCACAGAAGAGGGGAGCATCTTCTACTACGAAGGCTTTGAACAAGTTAACGTCACGCAGGGTGAATGGCTATTGCTCGCGTCCACCAACTACATGCTAAACGACTTGCATGAGTGGTTAAAGTCGCAAGGATTAATGTTCGAGCGTCACGGACAACGGAGCATCTCCGAGAATATTCTGACCGCCGTGCTTGGCTGGGAGGCGCTGCGCAAGGGCAAAGCCATGCCCATGCCCGTGGTCAAAACGATCTACCGCTTCTTAGGTGCTGAGTTCGTCAAACGCGGATTCAAGACACTGCGCGACATCGATCCGAATGGTGAGTACACAATGACGCAACTGCAGGAGTCGTTCGGCCTTCTGGCTGACGACATCTGGCACAAGGTGCTGACCAAAATATCCGATGCCCAGCGCCAATACATCATCTCGATCCTGCGACGCGGGGCAAGGTTGAACGACAAAGCGCCGATCAAACTGTCCACGATCCACGGCGCAAAAGGCGGGGAGGCGGATCACGTCTTACTGCTCACGGACCTCTCGCCGAAGTTTGCCAAGGAGTATGCGTACAACGCGGACGACGTGAATCGACTGCTGTACGTAGGCCTTACTCGCGCCAAAGAGACACTGCACATCATCAAACCAAAAAGCCTAGAGAGGGGATTTCGAATTGAATAGGACCATGCCACTGTTTCCGGTGAAGACCGAATGGGTGCCCCCGGCTCACTTCCCTGATCTGTCTGATGCAAAGGAGATTGCAATTGATTTGGAAACCTGTGATCCGCACATGGAAGGTATGGGTCCCGGCTGGCCTCGTCGGGACGGGTACATTGTTGGGTACGCTGTTGCTGTCGAAGGATGGAGCGGTTACTTTCCTGTTGCTCTTGGTGGGGGCGGGAATCTTGATAAGAATATTGTCGAGCGGTGGATCAGAAAAGTCCTCGCCACCCCAGCAGACAAAATCATGCACAACGCCGCCTATGATGCCGGGTGGCTGGCTGCAAGTGGATTCACTGTCAATGGCCGACTCATCGATACGATGCTCGCCGCGCCGCTTCTCGACGAAAATCGTTTCTCCTACAGCCTCAATGCGCTTGGCTTCGACTACCTTAAAGAGGTCAAATCGGAACAGGGTCTTAAAGACGCGGCTGGGGACTTCGGCGTACATGCTAAGAAAGAACTCTGGAAGCTCCCTGCTATGTACGTCGGAGAGTATGCAGAGCAAGACGCTGCGCTTACTTTAAAGCTCTGGCAAACCTTCAAGCCACTGCTGCTGCGCGACGAAGTCCAACACATCTTTGAGATCGAAACAGAGCTCCTGCCAATCCTGATCAACCTGACACTGCGCGGCATTCGCTTTGACAGGAACAAAGCAGAGCAGGTGATCTCAGAGTATCGAGACCGCGAAGCCAAACTGATCAAGGACATCCGCAAGACCTGTGATAGCCCCGTGGACATCTGGGCCGCTGCGTCGATTGCCAAAGGCTTTGACCACCTTGGCGTGGCCTATCCCAAAACCACTAACGGCCTGCCGTCCTTTACAAAAAGCTTCCTCGACAGTTGCGAACATCCCGTTGCCAAGATGATCGTGGAGGCCCGAGAACTAAACAAGACCCACGGGACATTCTTACAACCGTATCTTGAGTTCTCCAAGGGTGATGGTCGTATCCATCCGCACGTAAACCAGCTACGCAGTGATGAGGGCGGCACGGTTACAGGACGACTGTCCATGGCAAACCCTAACTTGCAGCAGGTCCCGGCCCGGCATGAGGTGATCGGACCGTTGGTGCGCTCGCTCTTTCTGCCCGAAGAAGGCGACATGTGGGCTTCTTGTGACTTCAGTTCTCAAGAACCACGGCTCTTGGTCCACTACGCCAGTCTCTTGAGTCTGCCGGGGGCGGAGAAGATGGTCGAGGCCTACCATCAAGACCCCGATACCGACTTCCACCAGATGGTCGCGGACATGGCAGGGATTAAGCGTAAGCAGGCCAAGACGATCGGTTTAGGCCTGATGTACGGCATGGGTAAGGGCAAGCTTGCGGCATCCTTGGACATGGGCATGGAGGAGGCCACTGACCTGCTGGAGGTCTTCCACAAGAAGGTGCCGTACCTGAAAGGGACGGTAAACGCGGTGATGCAGCGGATTGACCATCCCGCCTCAGGTGGCGCGATCCGAACGCTCTTGGGCAGGAAGTGCCGCTTTCCGTTGTGGGAGCCGAAACAATGGGGCGTGAACAAGGCGTTGCCGTATGAGCAGGCCGTGGTGGAATATGGGCGGCAGGTGAAGCGAGCGTTCACTTACAAGGGATTGAACCGTTTGATTCAGGGCTCGGCAGCAGATCAGACCAAGGCGGCAATGATCGCGCTACACAAAGCGGGCTTTACGTTGTTACTACAGGTCCACGATGAGGTGGCAATGTCGGTGAAGTCGGCAGAAGAAGCGCGCGAGGCCGCTGCCATCATGGAAAAGGCCGTGTCCATCGAGGTCCCCAGCCGTGTGGACGTGGAGATTGGACGTTCGTGGGGAGAAGCAGTATGATCGATTCGGGGTCTTCGAGAGAAGCCTCCTTTCTCCTACGTTGGCTTGGGGCCTGTTCACGCAGGCCCTTTTTTTAGGATAAATTCCGCCTTGCATGTTTCACCGATGTCGTATACTATGCACGTAAGAAAGGAGAAAGTGTGGATTACAAGCCTAAGCCGGTAGGGCGTCCTAAGGGCAGCAAGAAGAAGCGACGGCAGGGCAGGCCCCGAAAGTACAAGTATCCCGGCCCCGGCTCAGCGCTACGTAAGACGCAGTACAAGGTCTTAAACATCAATCTCTTGACGCACCAGATGCTCAAGGAATTGTCTATGTACTACAAAATATCCATGATGAGCTTTACACAAAAGATCATCGAAGCGGCATTCAAGAAGACGTTGGTTGAAGTTGAACAAAAAGACAAGGAAGAAACCGAAGCCTACGCACGGTATCAAGAAGAAGTCAGAAGACGCATAAAGGAGAAAGCAGATGCACTTAAAAACCAACATCAACCTTGAGGTAGACGTCGAGTTCGACATACTCGATCCCCTCGACGGCCCCGACATCCCACTGCAAGTGGACATCACTGGCGTGTTTGTCAAAGTCCCCTCTTCACAAAACAAAGCTCGCCGCGTTAATATCCTGTCGGCACTTTCTGAACCAGAGGTACTTGCCGTCGAGGATGATATCCTCACCCCGGAGTTCATCGACAACTACTTTCGCGTCAAGGCATGGAGGAGTTCACATGAATAATTCAGTGCACACCGTCGAATACTGGCAACGTCTTTCCGAGCGCTATCGCCGCCAACGGGACATGGCCGTACGAGAAATCCAATCGCTTCAAAAACAACTCTACATCGCCACCGGCTGCGCACAAGACGGTAACGATTACCTGCGCCAGATTCGCGCAACACGGACCAGTCCTAACTTAAAACAACGCATCAAGAACCTCCTCGGAGCAATAGCATGAACAAGCGGTTTACTGAACTACTTCGCGACGTGGGACAAACCCTTGAAGATCACAATAACGACACCGTCTCCAGCTTACTGTATACCGCTGCCGATACCATCGATAACAACAATATTTACAAAATAAAATGGGCCGAACTCGGAGAGAAATACGCACAACTGGAGAAGGAAAATGAAACCTTACTGGCTGAACTCAAAACCCTCAAGGACACTAAAGATGAACTTTGAAAACTTTTTCGACACCAAGCAAGTCGCGCCATGGGCCAAACGCATCTGGTCATTAGCCTTCTGGCCGCTGTTTACTTTTTTAATCGGCCTTTACATCGGCGCAGGTAATAGCGAATCACGGATCATGAGTGATTGCAAATACGCCATGACCTTCCGCGTCGATCACCAAGCCTTCTCCTGCCAAAGGAAAATCTAATGCCACGCCCACACATTGGTAACCATAAACTCATCGACGCCGTCAAAGACTACCTCGAACTCGACAGAGACCTAGACCTCGCTGACGTCCTCGGCGTACAACCCTCTTGCATTAGCAAAATACGACGCGGCACTAACAAAATTAGCGCTCACGTCATCCTGCGCATCCACCTCGTGACCGATGTCCCAGTGCGAGAGTTGATCCAATACTGCAAGAAAGATGAAATCGACTTCAAAGTCTGACCCACCCTAGAAAGGAGAAAGCCATGGAAAACAAAATAGGACAATTCGTCGCCGATTTGATGCTTATGGAGCAGCAGATCGAAATACTCAATAACTACCTGCAGGCCCTCGCAGAACGGGAGCGCCGCATGAAGGCCCTGCAAATCGAAATCGATCAACTGCGCGGCACACTTGACGAACTGAGGAGACACGTATGAAACCCAACATCCTCGACATGGCTAAAGCCTCAGGGATCACGGCTAATGAACCCGTTACGCCAGAGGCCCTCGCTGACTTCGCAGACCGCGTCTCCGGCCACACCTTCGCACGTTGTTGCGAGGTGCTCATAGAGATGCACGAACGTGACAAAGAACGGCATAACTACTACCACCACGCGGTTGTCGTACTAAAGATGGTGTGGCGAGAGAAACCGAGCACGGATCATGGATCAAGGGCCTAAGTTGCGGTTTTGCACAAGCTGCCAAGCGCCTCGCGAAGCAGCGACAGGAGAGATGCGCGTCAAACCCAGAACACGACGCTGGGTGTGTCGCGTGTGCCTAGAGCGTAAAGCCGAGAGCATCTATCGGAACCTTGATAAGGAGAAGAGACAGTGAACAGTGGTGACATTATTCGTTTAGCGCGGGAGGCGGGATACGGTGACGCACTAGCTGATCTTCACGCACCTGCTCTCGAACGCTTCGCCAAGTTAGTCGCAGCAGCGGAGCGCGAGGCGTGTGCCAAGGTTGTCGAGCAAGCAGGCATTGACGGGTATGGGACTATCGCAGCGGCATTGTTAGTAAGGGAAAGAGGAGCACCATGAAAACACCTAAAGACATCGACATCCTAAAGAAAGCCGATTGGTTTTCGGATACCCCAGAAGTCGTGGACGAGCTAAAGGAACTGGGCCTGCCGCTCTATGCAAAACACCTCCACCGTATGCACGTCTATCACAAAGGACTGATCGCCGAGATCAGGAAACTCCGCCGACAGTTGAAGGAGAAGAACACATGACGGTTAAAAACCGCGTCCGAGGTAGTGACGTGCGCTTTGATCAGTTCTCCGGCAACTGGATGGAGCAGCAAAGTAGTACGCGCGCACAACCCGGTGTAAAGATTAACTACGGAAAGCGCTTCTGCGCCTCATGCAAGACCTTCAAACCCCGCGATAAGACCCCGGCCATGAAAGGCTGGCGTTGTGCCGAATGCAAAGGAGAGACCGCATGACGCCCTTAGTCGCTGAGATGGCCGCATTAATTCCGGATATTGCCGCTGACATGGTGTGGTTCGATATGCATGAGAAGTGGAATTCGATCCGTGAAGATTACGATCACACGTTAACGATTGAGGGCTTTCAAAATCCCCTGCCGTTTCCTTTTTGTGGGATCGTGATGTTCGATGAATTTGATAACCGGGTGGCAATTGGCGTACAAGAAGTCGATCAACCGCCACGGGCCGATGGCACGACGCTCGAGCATAAGGGCTGGGTGATACAGGCCTTGGCCAAGGGCAAAGGCACCGTAGATAATTACCCCCGGTTCTTTTGCGATCCAAAGGAACAAGACATCGAATCGGGCATTAGCATTTTATTTGAAGACAAGAAACACTACGACGATGAGCGGGTGATACAGTCGGCCAAGGCTAGTTTGGTGGCGATTAGCTTTTGGCTAAAGCATTTGAACAAAGAGACCGTGCCGACATATCGGGCAACGGTCAAGTCGAATCACGCAAAGCGTCTGCGACAGGGTAAGAAGCCGCTTTTTGAGTGGACCACTGTCGTGTTGGAGCCTCAGCGTACAAAATCTGCTTCTTTAGGCGGCACCCACGCCACCCCCCGCTTGCATGATGTCCGTGGGCATTGGGTCATGCGCGGTAACAAACGCTTCTGGCGCAAACCGCATAAGCGCGGGGATGCCAGTCGTGGTGTTATTTTTAAAGATTACCGGATCACGGCTCAAGGTCCGGTGGTCCCTCCACAGGAGATGAACGATGTACGGTGAATACTTCTGGACCGAACTGACCTACGAGCGGCATAGCTACGTCGCGCCTTCTGGTGAAATCCTAATCCACGTCAACTATGACGGGCCCTCCCGCACGTATCGCGTGGAGGACAAGGAATTCATCAACCTCAATTCCGCGAAGACCTTTGCGGTGGCGGCTTTGAGACGCACTGGCAAGATTCCTGATGATGAGGAAGACGGTGCGCCGGATTAAACCTGACGCTCACTTTGTCGCTGAACAAGCCGCCCGCATGACTGAACTGCTCCAGCAACGCTCTGCCATTCCAAGAGAAGAACTGGAGTACTTGGCTGAGCGCGCTACAAAGCTCAAGGACGAGCGCCTTCAGGCGGCAATTGCCGGATTGATCGGCTGGGGCGATGATGAACGCGCCGAGTTAGAGACCTTCATCGCGATTGCCATCGAAGTCATGAAACGAACCAACGTCTCAAAGCTACGGGAAGCCGCACAAATCGTGGAGTTGAGATACCTCACCAAGGAGACGCAATGAACCACGAGCCCGAGGACCCAAAAAAATCGTCCGACCTTTGGACGGAATCCGATAAACACGACCTCTTTCTGGAGGACACCATGACCGTTATCTTCGCCGCCGCCGTCGCAGGCATCCTAATCGCCGTCCTTCTGACCTGATCATGGACAACTACGCCCTCCTCCTCGTCATCTCCGGCATCCTGATCGGTGCGGGCAGCATGATCGCCCTCTTTACCCTCGTCTTTCTCTTCTGGGCAGGATTCGGCCGTGATGAGACGATTGACGAAAAGTAAAAGGGGACAGACCATGCAACGACACCCCCACGCCCTGTTGGATACCCTCATGCTGATCTACGGCATCCAAACGGATAACTCGCTCGCCGATAAGCTGGCAATATCCACGGGTAGCGTCTCACGGATCAGAAAAGGCACACAAAACATCTCCGCCGCCCTAATCCTCGCCATCTACGAGCGATCCGGCCTGTCAATTGACAATATCAAAGATTTAATTAAAGAAGACAACGAACGACGTACCCGCCGAGCAAACGATCATGACCAGTAAAACCATCCACCTCTTCGCCTATACGTTTGTTGCCCTATGTTGTTTCACGACGGGTTATCTCATTGACAAGCTTCCCGCCGACAGCCAAACCGTTACCGAGGCCTACGCCATCGGCAGACAAACCGGCTACGCCGAGGCACAAAGGAACGGGGCTTGCATTAAATGGTGGACAGGGACCTCAGCGGACGATATGCGGGCCGCTAAGCGCTTATTTTGCCGTGGGAGGTAGTTGGCATGGATGAGGACAAAGAAATCGATACAGCGCTTTCTGAGGCGCTACAGCAGCTTCTGTTCCGTGGATCAGGGTCCAAGGTTCAGGTGATGTACGTGACCTTGAAAGACGGACGACAACTCATCTTCCTCGGCTCACCGCTCAACGAAGAAGATTACGACCAAATCGTGGACTTTATGTTGGGTGAAACCATCGATCCTGTTGTGTTTTCGGCAATGGCGGCAGTGCTCGGTGGGCAAATTGTTGCGCATTAGGTAAGTGTAGGGGGAATGTTGTTGAAAAGGGAAGAGATATTGCTGCATTGGTAATGGATGTTGTTGGAATGGTAAGGGATGAGGGGTCACGGACCACGGATCACGGGTCAAAGTTGACAAAAAGGGAAGGAATGGGGCTTTCGGTGGAACTCTATAGATATTTTCTACCCTCAAAAATTTTTTACTTTTTTTTTCACCAAAATTGACGTAATTGACGTAATACCGTAAGAACGTAGTGTTTATGCGGGTGTGACATCACTGTTGTTATATGGGTAACTGTATGGGTGTAAGCGTATATAGGAAATTTACGGGGTGCGCGCGCGGGAACTTTTTTTAGTTTTTTTTTTTTTTTTTAGGGTAAGAAATATATAAAGGGAGAGCTTGATGACACGAAGGAAAGTGGAGACCCGGAAGATGGTCCCGATGCCCAGCCTGCCCGAGGACGTGCTGGAAAGGGTTGCCAAAACGCCAAGGGTTAAAGGGAAGAAGGAAGTTTTGCTCACGCCGAAGGAATGGGCCTTTGTTCAGGAGTACGTAACACGCGACGGGACCATGACGCGGACAGAGGCGGCGATTCGAGCAGGGTACACGCCTAACGCGGCTCGTGAGGCGATTACGCGGCTCATGGACCCTGCCCGTAGTCCGCACGTTGTAGCGGCCATTAACGAGCTCAGGGCTGAATTGGCGGAGAAGTATGGGACGAACTTCGAGCGGCACATGCGGGACCTTCAGACGATCCGTGACAAGGCGATCGAGGCCGGGGCATGGTCTGCGGCTGTACAGGCTGAATATCGCCGTGGACAGGCTCTAGGGACCATCTACGTCGATCGCAAGGAAGTGCGGATTGGCACGATCGATTCCATGAGCAAAGAAGAGGTAATGAAAAAGCTAGAAGAGATTAAGAAAATCTATGGCGGACCGCCGCCTACTGCGATTTTGGAAATGGAATCCCGTGTTGTCGAAGAAGAAGCTATTCCCGTCGAACCCCAAGTAGAATTTGATCCGGGTGAGCTTTTGGACTTGAGCGGATTGGGCGAGGAGCGGGCACTTGTCACGAAAAAACGAGCAGCGGCTTTTCGACAGATTGAAGCGGAACTGGACGACGGTTCATCTGACGAGGTTGGAAACGCGGGTGAACTTGGGGATTCCGGACCTACTGGTGGCGCTCCCGAATTCGCATTTCGTTCTAATCGAGTTGAAGGTAGTTAGTGCGGGCCTGAAAATTAACCTGAGTCCGCATCAGTATGCGTTTCATATGAAGCATGCGGCGCTCGGGTGTCCGACCTTTGTTGTCGTGGAAGTGAACACCAAAGTTCGCGCGCCTGAGTTGTTGCTGTTTACGGGCGGGCAGGTGCTAGATATTGCCAAGCGTGGGATTCTGGCCGATTGTGTCGCGCGCTGGCCCTTGTCAAAAATTGATTGGGAAGAGTTTCACAAAAAGGTTTTGCAAACCCCGGAAGCGGTGCTATAGTTTCCGGACGGGCATGTGCCCGGACTATACAGGGAGAACAAAATGGAACGAGCAAAATTAACCCGTAGCGACGCGGCGATACAGCTAATCGCTTTTGCGGATGAAAAAATGGATTTGACTGATCAAGAAGCGGCGGCGGCGCTCACCTTGGCCGCTTGTTTTCTGGCCGGTGGAAAGGCAGAAAATATTTTGTCGATTATTCGCTTGGTGTTTGCCACGGCGGACGTGATGCGCGAGACGTGATGCATCATGCGCGAGCGGCTAATCCTACGGGAGCGGGCCAAAAGCGAGCGATTAAAAAAGCTTCAGGAAATGCAGCAACGCGAAGCGGAACGAAACCTGCGTGGGTCCATGTTTCGCGTCGCGCGTATGCTTTTCCTGCACAATTTGATTGAGTCGATTTTTGGCCGTAAAAAATAATTGAATTTTTACTTGCTTTTTAGAATGTATCGACTAACATAGCGTTTCGCGCACGTGGTGCGCATATACAGGGAGAAAACAATGCGAACAGTACATTTGACAATCAAGAGTTCGAATAAGAAAACCGGCCCGATACCGGTATCTACTACTAGCGCGCTATCGTGCCCCGATTCGTGCCCGCTTAAGAAAAACGGATGCTATGCGGACGGCGGGCCGCTTGCGTTGCATTGGCGCGCTGTTACTGAGGGCGAGCGGGGCATGCAATGGGCCGAATTTTGCGACGCTATCGACGCGCTCCCGGTGGGCCAATTGTGGCGACATAATCAGGCGGGCGATTTACCGGGACTGAATGAAACGATCAACCCGGACGCGCTTCGCATGCTAACCCGGGCCAATGCGGGAAAACGCGGATTCACTTATACGCATAAACCGCTAACCCGTGAAAACGCGGCGCTAATTCGCGAAGCGAACAAAGCCGGATTTACTGTCAACCTATCGGCGAATTCGCTCGCGCATGCGGACGCGCTCGCGGACGCGGACGCGGGGCCCGTGGTGACAATACTCCCGGCCAATGCGGGCGCTAAAAATCTCACCCCGGCGGGCCGCTTAGTTATCACGTGCCCAGCGCAAACCCGCGACGATGTTTCGTGCGCGGATTGTCAATTGTGCGCGCGGGCGGACCGTCCGACAATTGTCGGTTTTTTGGCCCATGGTAGCGGCGCGAAGCGGGCCGAAAAAATTACTTTGAATTTCCAGAAAACGGCCTTATAATTTCCGGGCGGGCAAAGTCCCGCTCATTTCAACCGATTCAATACAGGGAGAATCAAATGAGTACATTGATGCAAGCTTCGAAACAATGGTCTACCCGTCCCGCTGAAGAGCGGTTTATCTCGCTCACGGAAATGCACGCCGCGCAAGCGGCCCAACGCGCTATTAGCCGGGCCGCCGTGGTGAGCTCGCGCGCGTTGCGGGCCGTCCCGACGGATGACAACTCCGGGATTTTGATTGAGGGCCCGAGCGGGCACGGATTCGCCCCGTCGCACTGGGCATTCGGTCAAGCGGCGGGATTGATCGGCGCGCCCGCCGGTTATCTCCGCTCGCTCCCGGCGCCCGTCGCGGCGGACTGTATCAACTGGGGCATGCAACACGAGCGCGACGCGCAGGACGTGGGCGTTTTATTGACGAAAAACGGCGAATCGACAATTCGCGCTATGACGGGCCCGCGTTACGGGCGCGTGTGGAACGACGACGTGATCGCGGCGCTGATGGATAGATTCGGCGATGGCGTGACGGGCGATTTTCGCGTCCCGGGCGTGTTCGGCCTAGCGGTACAGGTGGATCGCCAAAATACCACGCTGTACGCGGGCGATCGTGATATGTTCGTTTTTCTCGCGGATGAGATAAACCGAATCGAGCTCCCGGGCCGTCGCGACGGGAAAACGGGCGCGCTCGCTCGCGGGTTTTTTGTCACTAACTCCGAAGTGGGCGGCGGCGCGCTACGGGTGAAAACATTTTTGTTCGATTATGTTTGCGCGAATCGAATCGTTTGGGGCGCTCATGAGCTCGAAGAGATAAGCTTGCGTCATACGGCCAGCGCTCCGGACCGCTTCATTGAAGAAGTTGCGCCCGCGTTGCTCGCTTATTCGCAAGCGAGCGAGTCGAACACGCTGGGCGTATTGCAAGCGGCCCAGCGCGAGCGAATCCCGGACGTGGGTAAATTCTTGGCGAATCGTTTCGGGCCGCGCGTCGCGCAACGAATCGAACACGCCCACGTGATGGACGAGGGCCGTCCCATTGAAACCATCTGGGACGCTGTAACGGGCGCGACGGCGTATGCGCGCTCAATCCCTTGGACGGCGGACCGCGTCGAATTCGAAACGCAAGCGGGCGATTTACTGGACCTAGTGGCCGCTTAATTTTTCCCTGAGCTCGGCCCGAAAGGGCCGCGCGGGCCCGCTTCGGCGGGCCTTTTCTTTTTTCTGATTTGCGCTATACTTTCCGGGCGGGCATATGCCCGCGTTGATCAACTTTCATACAGGGATACAAACCATGGATAAATACACTTTAGCGGCCGCTATACGCGTGGGCATGTTTGGCGAGCGCGACACAATAGAGCAAGCTTTCGCTTACTCTGAGCAGATGCTTAATGCGATGAGTTCAGCGGACGCGATCGCGGCCCGTACCCTTTTGCACGTCGTTTTAAATACTGTCGCGGCCGAAATTGAAAAGCTTGATATCTCGGCCCCGCAAGCGGACGGGATTCGCATTGCGGACGCGGCCCAGCTCGATCAGCGAATCGACGCACGTATCGCCGCCGCGTTGGCGGACGCGGCCCAGCTCGATCAGCGAATCGATACCCGAATCGACGTTTTCTTGATGGACGAAAAAATAAACCGCTGGGCCGACGATAATCTGGACGGGTATATCGAGCAGTGGATTGGCGACAACCTGAGCGATAAAATCGAATCGTGGGTTGACGATAATCTGGACGTGGGTGAGCACGTTAATAATTGGTTTGACGACAACGGGTCCGACAAAATTCGCGACGCGCTATCGGACGTCGAAATTACCGTGAAAGTTAAGTAACCGCTTCGCGGGCCCAGCTGGGCCCGTCACCCTCTGGCCCGCTTCGGCGGGCCTTTTTTTCGCCTGTACATTAGCTGGGCGCTGTTACTGGCAACCGGGGCCAGCACAAAAACCCGTTTCGCCTATGCAATTTGAACCGGGCCCCGTGGGCCTTGGTCCGTTATCCCTGAAACGTATCGCGCTGGCCGTGCCCAGCTGGCCGGGGGCCGTGGTCCGTGCCCAGCTGGCCGGGGCCGCTGGCCGCTCCCAGCGGGCCGTGTACGTGACCCGGGGCCGTGTACTTAAGTACATGCCCAGCTGGCCGTTGATCGCTCCCAGCTGGCCGTTAGCCGGGGGCCGTGGACCGCTACCAGCTGGCCCAGCTGGCCGGGGCCGTCGCGCTATCAGCTGGCCGTGGACCGCTCCCAGCTGGCCGCTGGCCGCGTCCCGTGGGCCGCTGGCCGTGGACCGGGGGCAGAGTCCCGGCGACCATTTATCTAGCATCTCGGCGAAGTGAGTACCCACTAACCAAAAATGGCCCCCCGGTCTGGCTGGCGAACGCCTTGGCCCGATTTCACACAAATAGTTACCAATTCAAAAGTTTTGAGTTATGGTTCCACGTGAAACACCCCCTTTCCCTGCAAAATCAATTGCCTAGAAAAATTTTTGCAAAATTCAAAACCTATGACCTTATCAAATCAACAAGACGTTGAAGCCGAACGCGTAAAGCTCGAACTCCGACTCTTGCAGCTTGAAACCCAAGAACGCGCCACTTCAAGCTTTCTGGACTTCTGCCGCTACGTGTGGCCTGAGATGATCGTCGGCGAGCATCACCGTCGGATCGCGAAGAAGTTGGACGACGTGGTAGCGGGCCGTTGTAAGCGGTTAATGATCGCTATGCCTCCCCGCCATGGCAAAAGCCAGATGGGCAGTTATCTGTTCCCCGCGTACCTGATGGGTAAGAAGCCTGATTCGAAACTCATTGTCGGTTCGCACACGGCGGAGTTAGCGCAGCGTTTTGGCCGGATGATTCGAAATCTTGTGGCGGAGGAGCGTTATCGGGAGTTGTTTCCGGATTTCTCGTTATCGGCGGATTCCAAGGCAGCGGGCCGGTGGGACACGAATGCTGGCGGTGAAGCGTTCTTCATCGGTAAGGGCGGTGCGATGACGGGCCGTGGCGGTAACGTGGTGATTCTGGACGACATCTTGGACGAACAGGATGCTTTGTCGGACACCGCGATGGAGGGCACGTGGGAGTGGTACACGTCTGGCCCTCGTCAGCGTTTGCAGCCGGACGGCTCGATCATTATCATTAACACAAGATGGCGGACGGATGATCTGTCGGGCCGCTTATTAAAGCAGCAAGGCCAGTTGAAATCGGACCAGTGGGAGGTATTGGAGTTCCCGGCTATTTTGCCGAGCAACACGCCTTTGTGGCCGGAGTACTGGAAGCTAGAGGAGTTAGAGAAGGTCAAGATGTCGATTGGCCTTCGGAAGTGGCAAGCGCAGTGGCAGCAGCAGCCCACGGCGGAAGAGGGTGCCATTTTGAAAAGGGAGTGGTGGCAGCGATGGACGCACAACTCCCCGCCCAAGTGTGAGTATTTGATCCAGAGTTACGATACGGCGTACTCGAAGAAAGAGACGGCTGACTTCTCGGTGATCACGACGTGGGGTGTTTTTGTCCCGGACGCGGACTCGGGTCCAAACATTATTTTGTTGGATGTCGTTAAGGGTCGGTGGGATTTTCCGGAGTTAAAGCGGATTGCCAAGGAGCAGTACACCTATTGGAATCCGGACAATGTCTTGATCGAGGCCAAGGCCACGGGCGTTACTTTGCAGCAGGAGTTGCGTCGAGTGGGGATTCCTGTGACGATGTACAACCCCGGTGGCAGGCGAGCCGGGCAGGACAAGATCAGCCGGGCGCATGCGGTGGCCCCTTTGTTTGAGAGCCGGATGGTCTGGGCACCGGAGACGGAGTGGGCGGAGGAGTTGATCGAGGAGTGTGCGGCGTTCCCCAATGGCGACAACGACGACATGGTCGATTCGACAACACAGGCGATGATGCGGTTCCGTCAGGGGAACTTTGTGACCTTGCAGACGGACGATGTCGAGGAAGAGTCGAGTGATTCGCTTGTGTATGAGTATTATTAGCCCTAGAATCTGTGCAGTTTAACCTTGTTAAGGGTACGCCATGGATGAGCGTGAACTGACCATTGACGACTTGTCGTCAGCATATGACGACAGTATGGAAAATGAAGTGGAGCCTACTGTGTCGTATTTTGCAGAGGGCGGGGAGGTAGAGGATTCTGCCGCGATTTTAAGTCGCATCCCACAGCGCCCTATGCCAACACCAATGACACCGCCTGCGCCGCGTCGCACGGCAGCACAGATGTTGCAGACCTTTGCCGACGGTGGTGAGGTACAGAAGACGCCGTTCCCGGAATTGTTGGACATCAACAAGCAGATCAATGCGGGTGCGCCGGTGGAGAATTTGTTCGGTGCGAATTTGTCGCAGCCGACAACGGCGGCAAGTACGCCGAGCCAGATCAACATCCCGACATTCCAGCCTACGTATACACCGCCCACGGGCCCGAACATCATCACGCCGACTCCGGCGATTGCGGGCATTGGCGCGCAGCCTACTTTGTCTCAGCCTGTGTCGGCACCGACGACGACAGCGCGGTCGTTGTTTGAGCAGATCAATCCTTCGACGATGGCAGCGATGCCGGACTACACCACGGGTTCGTCTGCGTACACACCGACTGCCCAGACGTTCCAAAGACCGACACTGTTGACGAAGGAACAGTTACAGAAGGCACAGCCGACGTTAGTGCGGTATGAGCCGAGCATCACCTATGGCGGGTTAGAAACGTATCAGGGTCCGTTGCAAACGAGTCCGTATGCGGACACGGGTACACCAACGACGGGCGGTGGCACGATTACGCCGACAGCACCGGAGCCTTTGCCCAATGTAACGCCGGGTGGTTACACGTACGCGGACTACGTGACACTGACCCCGGAACAGTTATCTGGCGTGGGTGACAAGGCGCAGGTAGGTGAGGCGTATAAGGGCATTGTCACGCGTCAGCAGGCGGATGCAACGGCGGTACGTAACGAATACAACAAGGCCTTGGCCGAGGGCAATATGCCGTTGGTCGAGCAGCTAAAGCCGATCTTGGCTCAGCAGGAGTCCGAGTTAGCGAGGTCCAAGGCGGATCAGGCGTACGTGAATAAGTACTTCACGGGCGCGGCGGCGGCGTTTGAGACGCCTGAGCAGTATCGTCAGCGTTTGCAACAGGCGCAGTTTACGGCGTTGAAGTTGCCGGAATTTACGGGTGCAACGGACATTGCAACATTGGGTGTGCCAGTGGGACCACCGGTTGACCCATACACCGCGTCGGTAACGCGGCAGACGAACGAGTACAACGCTGCGTTGAACACGTACAACCAGTTGGCGGCGGCGTATGGCAAGGACGTGGATTTTGTCAAAGACTATTTCAATACGATAGTCGTGCCGCAGAAGGCGGATGTCGATGCGTTGACCGTGGGCACTCAGGCAACAGCCAACAGGGCTGCGGCAACGGCGGCGTTCAATGCGATTAACGCGGGTCGTGCGTACAAGGTAGCGCCTGCGGTGGTAGCGGACTTCCGCAATGAGCAGCAGACGATTGCGGCGTATGCACCGTCGATCAAGGCGTTTGAGACGAACATCGGCGCGTTGACCAAGGCTCGTGATGCGGCGTCCAACACGGGCTTCACTGAATACGCGTCGCAGTTGGATCAGTTGTTGCAGACTGAGACGGACAAGTATACGCAAGCGCTGGGTCAGCGGCAGTCGGCGATTGACGCGGCGCAGCCTGATCCGATGCGTGACTACATTTTGGGTAAGCAGTTAGTGGCTCAGAAGATTGATGCGTTTGCACCGGTGGACATAAGCACGGTTGACTTCTCGAAGATGAATGCGGCGTTGTTTGATCCGGAGATTGCGCGTCAGACGAAGGACATGACGGCGGCACAGAACACGTACAACCAGTTGAGTACGTTGTATGGTGCCAAGAGTGATGTTGCGATGAACTTCTTGAACGACGTATTGAATCCGCAGAAGGCGGAGGTTACGCAGGCGACTGCTTTGAAGACAGCGGCGGCAGCGGCGATTGGTTCGTTTAACGCCGGTCGTGCGTATCCGAAGTACACGCGTCCTGCGATTACGGTGAACAAGACGACGACGGATGCGGCGATTAACAAGACGTTTGATCCGTTGGTTGCAGCGTACAACAAGAACATTACGACGTTGGACTTGGCGAAGTCGAGGGCACAGCAGGCGGGGCTAGATCAGTACTCTGAATATTTTGATCAGTTGATCGGTAATGAGTACGCCAAGATTGATCAGGCCAATGCGGACCGTGAGGCGTATATTGGTGCGATACCGCGAGCGGAGGGTTCACCGCCGGAGGGTGAGGTGGCGGACAGTCGATCGAGGGCTTTACTAAAAAAGTTATCGGGGGATAGTGACGCCGCCACTGTCCCCGTACAGCAGTATGGCAAAGGTGGATTAGTTCGTCGCGCAGAGGGTTCTCCTGTTTACGGCGAGATCGCGATTGGCGAAGGCGGGATTACGAAGGATACCTTGGCGGGCTTAAGGTCCAAGAAGGGAACGGGTTCGGTCTTGTCTGATTCAGCGCGACTGTTGCGTAACGTGATGGGTGAAGGTGTGTCAAATCTGGAGTCGGCAGTACGCGGCTCAGTGGCCGCGATCCCCGGATCAGTGGGGGACATCGAATCGATCTTCCGTGAGAGTGATAAGACGAGGAAGTTTGCCACGACGGAAGAGGTCTTGCGCGACTACATGCCTAAGCGCATGACGAAGGCAACGAAAGAAGGTGCGGGCTTTGAAGAGGTGGGCTCGTACTTGCCGTTGCCTATTCCAGCGGGTACGGTCAGTAAGACGGCTAAGGGCGTGAAGACGGGCGCGAAGAAAGCCTTGGAAGAGCTCGGCCCGGTAGCCGCGCAAAAATTAGAGCGACTAGATGCCAAACTAGGTGTAGGCCCGATGTACGTGGTCAAACCAACTGGTGGGAACTTTATGCCTGCGGGGTTTGATTCTAAACTAGATCAATACCTAGAGGAGGTAGTTCAGGGTTTGTCTAAGGCGGAAGGGCTAGCGGGTAAGGACGCCAAGACTGTCGCAGACTTCATCCGAACCAAGGGTCGCAAATATTTTACGACAGACTTTGGAACGCCAAACGATCCCTTTCGAGAAGCGTTGACTGAAGGTCGTTTAGGGGTATACGGCAAGGATAAAAATCTCTTCAGGGATTATGTTTTAGACGCCGTACGTGCGGGACGGCCTACCGCGATAGAAGACCTTGAACGAGTCTACGATGAGGCAACGAAGCTAAAAGGCATTGTGTATAACAAGCCAGAGGGGCGGCAGGGCGGGTTTACAACATCGAATCGTGTAGAGGCGGAACAGCGTCAAGCATTAGAGAACGCGGGGGTGCTGCCAGAGCATATCAATATAGGCAGTCTTTATCCGTATTCTTCGAAAGAACTGGCGGAGTCGTCTTTTAATCCTGCAAGAAAGAGGTTGGGGGAGTTGCTAAAGGCAATGGAAGAGGTTCCCCCCGAGTTGCAAACAGACTTTATTCGTGGTGTGGGTAAAACAGACCCCGGAGCGCAGTCAGTATTGTATGCGGCGACGAAGGAGCAGCCGATCTACGATCTGTCCCAAACCCCTGCAATGGACTTTTTAAAACCGACTAATGTTGCAGAGGATATAGCTTCAATTGTTGCAGCAGGATCACTCAAGGATTTGGAGCGCATGACCTTCTCTGATGCTGTGATCCGTGGTGCGCAGAACATGCGTTTAAAGCGTGACTGGCAGACGGTGATAGAAACGGCGAAGGAAGGCAAAAAGATTCCAAAAGAAATTTACTTTAAAGGCACCACGCCTGTTTACGAGATAGACAAAAATAGGCAGTGGGTGCGGATCATGACACCTGATGCGGTGGAGCTAGAGGGTGCTGCGATGAGACACTCTGTCGGGGATTATAAGTACAAGGACTCTTATGGTCATGGCGGTAAAGAGGGCTTTATTTCTGGACGCGCGCGCATTTTCTCGCTGCGCAATGAGAAGGGTGTTCCTCAGGTAACTGTGCAGACCGAATTTACCGAAGACGGTTTGGACGTCACTCAGGTCAAGTCAAAGTTTAACAGTGCGCCGAGTGCGGAAGAACAACGCGCAGTGTTTGAGTTGTTTGACACACTAGGCCCTAGAAAGATCACGTCAGAAACGTATCGGTATGATCGTGCTGGGACCAACTTGGACGAAGCAGATCGTCCAACAGTCAACTGGGGTGATTTGTATAGCCAGTACAAGAACTACAAAGAAGGCACTCAGGGCTTTGCAGGCGGTGGCATCGTTCGAAAGGCGGCAAAGGCCTTGACGAAGATGGGCGCGAAAGAGTCGCAGGTTGCTGGTAAAGAGTTGACCACGCTACAGGACGTGCATACTTCGTTAGGCGACAGCGTCCGCGATCGTGCTGCAAAGATGCGGCAGCAGATGGACGAGATGGAGTTCAAGTACAAACCGGGGCAGCGGGTCTTTACTGAAGATTCTGCAAAGAAGAATAAAGCGCCATATACAATCAAGTCCAAGCGTCTATATGGTGATATGGTTGTGCGTGACCCTAAGACCTTGAAGGCTGTTCGTGATCCAGAAACAGGTAAAGCCAAAAGAACGCCGTATGAGCCGGGCTATTTAATTCGTGAAGAAAACGGACCGGATGACTGGGCGGAGTATGTTCTGCCAGAGTCCGCGATCAAAGGTTCGGTAGACGAGTTTGCCAAGGGCGGTAGAGTCGGTAAAAAGCTCCCCGGTAAGCGTAAATACATTTAAGGAAGAGTCATGCCAATAGATAAGCTCGGGGAAAACGAAAAGCCCTTGTCCGTGGAGATTGAAGCGGCGGGCATGCCTGAGATTGAAATCGTCTTGGAAGAGGACGGTGGGGCGACGATTGAAATGGGTGAGGAGGAAGCAGCGGAAGTTGACTTCTACGACAACCTTGCAGAGGTAATTAGCGCCGACGATTTGTCCGAGATGTCGCAGACGTTGTTGGCTTTTTACGAGGCGGACAAGTCATCGCGGTCGGATTGGGAGACGATGTACTCCAAGGGCCTTGATCTGTTGGGCTTGAAGCTTGAAGAGCGGACCAAGCCTTTCCGTGGTGCGGCTGGGGCAGTGCATCCGATGTTGACGGAAGCCATTGTGCAGTTCCAAGCACAGGCGATGAAGGAGTTGATGCCGTCGAGTGGCCCGGTTAGAACGCAGATCGTGGGCAAAGAGACGTTGGACAAGGCCCAACAAGCGGCTCGCGTTCAAGATTTTATGAATTATCAGATCACAACGGTGATGGAGGAGTACACACCGGAGTTTGATCAGGCGCTGTTCTACCTTGGTTATGGTGGATCGGTGTTCAAGAAGGTTTATTTTGACCGTTACTTGGGTCGGATGGTGTCCAAATTGGTCTTGGCGGACGATTTGTACATCCCGTACTACGGTTCAAGCGTCATGGCCCAATGCTCACGGATCACGCATCGTGTGGCGATGTCCGCAAACGAGTTCAAAAAGCGTGTTTTGGCGGGTGAGTACCTTGATTTGGACTTGCAGCCGGAGGCGTATGACCCAACGGCGAGCGATATTTCCGAGGCAGTCAACAAACAGACGGGTTTAACGCCGTCTGACGACGCGGAGGAGATGTTTTTGCTTGAGATGCACGTCGATTATGACGTGCCGGGCTTTGAAGATGTGGGTGAAGACGGGGAACCGACGGGAATTAAGCTGCCTTTCTTGATTACGATTGAGGAAGTGAGCGGTCGCGTGGTCGGTGTGCGTCGAAACTGGGAAGAAAAGGACGAATTAAAGCTCCGAATTCCTGCTTTTGTGCATTATGTGCTGGTGGAGGGCTTGGGCGCGTACGGTTTGGGCTTTGTGCACCTGATTGGTGGCTTGTCGAAGACGGCAACGATGGCGTTGCGTCAGCTTTTGGACGCTGGAACGCTCTCGAATCTGCCTGCGGGCTTCAAAGCGAAGGGTGCGCGTATCGCAGATAGCGATAATCCGATCCAACCGGGCGAGTGGCGAGACATTGACGCGGGTGGTGCGGAGCTAACGTCGTCATTATTGCCGTTGCCGTACAAAGAGCCGAGCCAGACGCTGTTCTCGTTGCTTGGTTTTGTGGTGGATGCGGGCAAACGCTTGGCATCGATTGCCGATATGCAGGTTGGTGAGGGCAATCAGATGGCGGCGGTGGGCACGACCATCGCGTTGTTGGAAAAAGGCTCGATGGTAATGTCGGCGATCCACAAGCGCCTGCATTATGCGCAGAAGATCGAGTTCCAATTGTTGGCGAAGGGCTTTGGAAAGTATCTGCCGGACGAATATCCGTACGAGGTGCCGGGTGCGTCGAGAAAAATCAAGAAGCAGGACTTTAATCAACTGGTGGCAGTGCTTCCTGTTGCTGATCCTAACATCTTCTCCGTTGCCCAGAGGATCACTTTGGCGCAAACGCAGTTGCAGTTGGCACAGACAGCGCCGATGATGCACAACATGTACGAGGCGTACTACCGTGTGTATGCGGCGATGAACGTCCGAGACATTGATGGCATCTTGAGACCGCAGAATACGCAGATGCCGAAGGACCCAGCGCAAGAAAATGCGGATGTGCTGGACCAGATGGAGTTGAAGGCCTTCTCTGGACAGCAACATGACGCGCACATCTTGTCGCATTTGATTATGGGCATGTCGCCGATGTTGCAGGCGAACCCGCAGGCGGCGATGACCTTGCAAAAGCACATTCTTGACCACGTTCGCAAGAAGGCGGAGGAAATTGTCGAGGCGCAGTTGTTCTCGGAGTATGGTGCGGACCCTGACAAGATGGTGTCCCCGATCCAGAAGGAGGGCATGATTGCGTTGGAAGTGGCGAAGGGCATGATGGAGTTGCGTGGCATTCAGTCGCAGTTGGCAGGTGAGGGTCCGGACCCTGTGGTGCAGTTGAAAGAGGCCGAGATTCAGCAACGTGCGCAGGCGGACAACCAGCGTATTCAGATTGAATCAGCGAAGTTGCAGGTAGAGCAGCAAAAGGCAGCGGAAGTACAGCGCGCTAACATGGCGCGGGTACAGTCGCAAGAAAACATTGCGATGTTGCGAGCGGACGTGGCGCGAGAGCGTCTCAATCAGGTTAACCAACAGCAAGGAGCGAGAAATGCCTCTTAAAAAAGGTTCTAGTCAGAAGACAATCTCGGGGAACATTAGTGAGATGGTCGGCAAGTTCAAGAAAACCGGCTCGATAGGTACAAGTAAGCCTAAGGGCAAGAAGGCGGCGGTCAAGCAGGCGGTGGCGATTGCGCTATCTACTGCGGGCAAGTCGAAAAAGATGGCTAAGGGCGGTGCGATGAAGGGTGTGCAGGGTCCTGCGATGGTTGTGAAGAAAAAAGACGGGAACAACCCGGTTAAGATTTATTGATTTTCAAGCTTTCCAGACGGTAGCTAGAACCGTCTGCTCTCATGGAGATTTACCATGCTGGAATTTGCGGAAGCAGTTCTAAAGGACCTTAAGTCATTGAGGTCTGACACTGAGGCGTTGATCTTAAACGGCTCGGTGACCACCATGGAGCGGTATCGTTTCCTGATGGGCCGTCTGGAAGGGTTGAACATGCTTGAGGATGCATTACGGGAACGCCTCAAGTCGTTTAGTGACGATGGTTAACCCCGAAGGAGAACTGCATGGAAGCTGTAGAAGAGAATTTGACTGCTTTAGAGCGTAAATGGTTGGACCAGCAGAAGAACAAGGTTCCAACTATTGACGATGTCTTCAATGATGAAGGTCAGTTGGATGAGGTGAAGCTGAACGAGAGTGTTCGGGACCATCTCCCTCGCCCGACAGGCTGGCGTATTTCTCTTTTGCCGTATCGCGGGGCCCGAGTGACCAAGGGCGGCATTGCGATTGCGGAGGAGACGCAGAAAAAGACGCAATTGGCGACTACCTGTGCCTATGTGCTTGAGGTAGGTCCTTTGGCGTACTGCGACGAGAGCAAATTTCCAGACGGCCCGTGGTGCAAGCCGGGGGATTGGATTGTTTTCGGTCGCTATGCGGGTTCGCGCATCCCAATTGAGGGTGGCGAGATACGTTTGATCAACGATGACGAGGTTTTGGCGACGATTGCCAATCCCGAAGACATTGTCCACATGCTTTAAAGGAGAAATGAATGTCAAATGAACAACTAGAGTTCAACATTGGCGAGGACGAAGAGTCTGCCACGGTGGAAATGAATCAGGACGGCTCTGAGGCGGTGTTAACCGGCCTTGAGGAAGCTCCTGAAGTTCAGATGCCGGATGAGCCGCAGCAAGAACAGAAGCAGCATTCTAAGGATTTGGACGATTACAGCAACAATGTGCGCAAGCGCATTGAAAAGCTGACTGCACGACTACGTGAGACGGAGCGTCGTGAGCAGGCGGCGATTGAATACGCTAAAAACGTCCAACAGCGGGCAACACAGCTAGAGCAGCAGTTCCGGCAGACCGATACGGAGCGGTTGTACGAGGCTAAAACCCGCATAGATACTCAAATTGCGGCCTTAAAACAGGTGGTCCGGCAGGCGCGCGAAGAGGGCGATCTGGACACGGAGACCGAGGCACAAGAGCGTTTGACGGCCATTTTGATGGACCAGCGTCAGGTGCAACAGGCCGCAGCGCAGCGCCAACAGCAGGATCAGATGGCGGCGTATCAAGCTCAGCAGCGCCAAGCTTTGCAACAGCAGCAGCCGGTGCAGCAACCTCAGCCGTCAGAGCCTGATCCTCGGGCGGAGGAGTGGGCCGAACAGAATGCTTGGTTTGGAAAGGACACGGCGATGACGCATGCTGTGTTTGGTATTCATGCCCAACTCATCAATCAGGAAAGATTTGACCCTCAAAGCGAGGAGTATTATGATGAGTTGGACAGGCGTATCCGCGAAGCGTTTCCTCACAAGTTCCAAAGTGGAAACGCTGGTCAAGCGCCCCAGAAACAACAGCGAGCACGATCCGCGCATTCCGTCGCTCCTGCAACCCGTTCGTCGGGAGTTAATAGTGCGCGCCGCAGCGTGAAACTGACCCCAAGTCAGGTAGCGATTGCCAAAAAACTCGGCGTTCCGTTAGAGGAATACGCTAAATACGTTAAGGAGTAAGACCATGGACAAGATTGACGTGCCTTCTTTAAATCGCAAGTCGCGGGAAGCCGAAAGCCGTACCGCAACTGCGCGCCGTAAGCCTTGGGCTCCTCCTTCAAAACTGGATGCGCCTCCTGCTCCTCCGGGCTATAAGCATCGTTGGATCAGAGCGGAAGCGAATGGATACGATGACCGTATCAATGTAGCTTCACGCCTGCGTGAGGGATATGAGTTGGTACGCGCCGACGAATACCCTGATTTTCTTGGCACTCCGATGGATAGCAACCGACACGCTGGGGTTCTCGGTGTGGGAAGTTTGCTCTTAGCACGAATTCCTGAGGAGACAGTAGCAGAGCGCAATGCGTATTACAGTTCCCGGTCCCGAGACCAGATGCAAGCTGTAGACAACGACTTGATGAAATCAAACGCGCATGACAGCATGCGCATCACCAAGCCGTCTCGTCAGTCACGAACAGTCTTCGGAAGTCCGAAGTCTGATGAGTAAACTTTTTTAAGGAATAGACAAATGGCAAACGTCGATAAAGCCTTTGGTCTGCGTCCTCTTGGCAACCTCTCTGCTACTGGTGCACAGAAGCAGTATGGCTATGTCATTGCGGACAACCAATCAGGCGCTATTTATCAGGGTGACCTAGTCACTCTCGTCGCTGGCTACCTTGTTAAGTACGTTAGTGGCACTCACGCCACTGCTGTTGGCGTATTTAACGGTTGCAGCTACATTGATCCAACCACTGGCAAGCCAACTTGGAAGAACTACTATCCCGGTTCGGTGAACATCACTTCTGGTCAGATTCTGGCTGACGTGATTGATGATCCTAATCAGCTTTTCCTCGTTCAGGCTGATGAAGACATCGTCCAAGCGGATATCGGTCAGAACGCTGCGGTTACTTCTACCGCAGGCAGCAACATTACTGGTATCTCTGCAATGGAGTTGGACTCGTCCACCATCCTGACTACTAACACACTGGTCCTAAAGATTGTTGGTCTGTATAACGCACCCAACAATACGATAGGTGAAAACTTCGCCCAAGTCGTCGTAAAGATCAATGCGCATCAATACGGCAGCATTGGTGTTGCTGGCCTGACCTAATAGGAGCTAAATCATGGCTATTTCACGCGCACAACTAGTTAAAGAGTTGGAGCCCGGCCTGAACGCCCTGTTCGGTCTGGAATACAAAAACTATGAGCAAGAGCACACGCAAATCTACGACATCGAGTCGTCAGATCGTGCGTTTGAAGAGGAAGTCATGCTGTCAGGCTTCGGTGAGGCTCCGGTCAAAACCGAAGGTGCTGGCTTGGCTTACGACACCGCTCAGGAAGTCTTTACCGCTCGCTACACCCACGAGACGATTGCTCTGGCATTCTCTCTGACGGAAGAAGCGGTGGAAGATAACCTGTACGACCGTTTGGCTCGTCGTTATACCCTCGCTCTGGCCCGCTCGATGGCAACCACTAAGCAGATCAAGGCAGCTTCGGTGCTGAACGGCGCTTTCACTACCTCGATCGGTGGTGACGGTGTTGCTCTGTGCTCGACTGACCACCCGATCATTGGTGGCCCTAACCAGAAAAACGAACTGGCAACTGCTGCTGACCTTTCCGAGACTTCTCTGGAACAGGCCATCATCGACATCCAGTCGTTGGTTGACGAGCGTAACCTGAAGATCGCAATCCAAGGCCTGAAGCTGATCATCCCGAAAGAGCTTCAGTTCACTGCGGATCGCATCATGAAGTCCACCCTGCGTGTTGGCACTGCTGACAACGACATCAACGCCCTGAAGAACATGGGCATGATTCCGCAGGGCTACACTGTCAACCACTACCTGACCGATCCGGATGCATGGTTTGTTAAGACCGATGCTCCGAACGGCATGAAGATGTTTGAGCGTGTAAGCATGAAGACCGCCTTTGAAGGTGATTTCGAGACTGGCAACATGCGCTACAAGGCGCGTGAGCGTTACAGCTTCGGCTTCTCTGACTGGCGCGGTATCTTCGGCTCGCCCGGCGCGGCCTAAGAGAAAAAGGGGAGCTTCGGCTCCCCTTTTTTAGCCTTAAAATGGCAAAAACTACGTAAAAAGGGGTTGTTTATGCCATATAAACAAGATGTATGCGGTATCTACAAAATAGTTAACACCGCGACAGGTCAGTGTTATGTTGGGCAGTCCCAGCGTGTTAAAAAAAGAATAAAAGAACATTTTCGACTGCTACGAGGGGATAAGCACCCAAACACACACCTCCAAAGGGCGTATAACAAACATGGGGCGGAATGCTTCGTAGGGTCTATAGAAATTGAGTGTAAAAACTTGGATGAATTGGACAAGCTAGAGGAAGCGTTTTTAAAAAAAGACGCATGGTTTGACGAAGAATCAGTATATAACATTGCTGATTTTGCAAAAGCTCCCATGCGGGGGAAAACGCATACAGAAGCGATACGAGAAAAGATACGGTTGGGTCGGAGAGCTAGTACTTTTGATTACAAAAGTCCGGAATACCGTGCTACATTGTCAAGAGCTCAAATGGCACGTTTTCAGCAAGACCCAAAGTTTGTTGCGAAACTCACGTTTATTCTAAATAATCCAGACATGTCTTACGCTGAACGTGCAAGACACCTAAAGGCAGACATTAGTTCTGTAAGAAAGCTTGCCTTGAAGTATCAACATTTAAAGGACTTTTACAATGGCTCAGACACGATTTTCCGGCCCGGTAGCCTCTGACAACGGCTTTATTTCGGGCACTTTAACCTCTCCTATTGCAGTCACCACCGCCGGTAACATTTCGAGCGCGTATGCTACGAGCTCGGCAACGACCGGTGACACCCGCCTAAGTTACAGCCGTCTGGACATCACTTCGACCGGTTCAGGCGAGACGCTTCGAGCGTTTACGCGTGTGACTGGCGCGGATGCGGCAACTGGTGGCACCGTTAATGGCGCGCACATTTCGTTATCGGTGAATTCTGGTGGCACGATCTCTGGAGCAGGTAATGCCCTACGCGTAACACTGGGGGCTGCCGCAGGTGTTTCAACTGGTGGCACCGTTGCTGCGCTGCAAGTTGATTCAGATTTAAATGCTACTGCAACTGTTCCTGCTTCAGCGTCGTTTATTCGTGTGACAAACACTAATACAACAAAGCTCTCAAATCTGTTTAATTTGCCTGCACCGGCAGTAGGCGGTGTCTTGGCTGCTGTTGTAGGTTCTCCAACTCAAACGCACACCATTAAGTGCGTTGGTTCAAATGGAACAAACTACTACATCATGGTAAGTACCACTGCGTAATTTATGGAAATTACAAAAGAATACTTGCTCGTTGAAATTGAAAACATGATGAAGCAGCGCAATCATGCTCATGATGTAGCAGTCGCGGCTCAGGCGGCAATCGACGTTTTACAGTCGTTGGTCACACGGATCGATATGGCAGAACCCGATGCCATCAAACTTTCGGACCTTGGACTTCCTGATCCAGAGCCAATGGAAAGGACACAGCAATGAGTTTCGCAAGTGATATTTCAGCAGTAACGAAGACCGTTTCGGACGACGCCATTGGTGGTAGGACTCGTGTGCAGGGGGTGTACTACACATGTAGTGCTACGGCATCGTCGTTTTCTTTAAAGAATGGAAGCACCAGTGGCGGCACGGCGTTGATTACGATCAACACTCCTGCAGCGGCGGGAGCGGTTGACCTCATCTTCCCTGACGATGGCATTCTTTTTACGGACGGCGTTTACATTGATTTGGCAAGCGCTAATGTAACGAGTGTCACGTTGCTGTTCGTGGGCGGCGCGGCTGTTTGACGATGGCAACGAAAAAGTCCAAAGGAATGGGCATAGCTACCTCGGTGAAGTCGGGCAATTTCCGACCCACTAAGGCAGGAGCAGGCATGACGAAGCAGGGGGTTTCTGCTTATCGTCGTGCTAATCCGGGTAGCAAGCTCCAGACTGCTGTGACTGAAAGTAATCCGTCAGGTGAGCGCGCAAAGCGTCGTAAGTCGTTTTGTGCGCGTTCTGCTGGGCAGATGAAGATGTATCCAGAGGCAGCAAAGGACCCGAACAGCCGCATCCGTCAAGCGCGGCGTCGGTGGAAATGTTAAGGAGTGCGTGGTGCAGCTAGTAGAACTATGGAGTGCTGGCCTAACGATTCTCATTGGTATCTTGGGATACGTAATGCATGAGAAGTTCAGTGAGCTTGCACGTATCACTATTTTGCTTAATCGTACCCGTGAGGAGATTGCACGGGATAACGTGACAAAAGCAGAACTGGAAAAGATTACAGAGCATATCGACCAGCGATTCAATCGTCTGGAAGAGAAGATTGATCGTTTAATTGAACGTCGATAGGAGAACATCATGGTAAGTGAGTCAGTGATCAAACGTATTGCCTCTATGCTTAGAGAAAGCATTAATAATCCCAAAGAGTCGGGATCAAAAGGGAGTTCAGTACCCGCGTTGGCTGCACAAAAAGTGGCAGCAGTACTGAAGGGCAACACCATGAAAAAAGGGGGCATGGTAAAGAAGTCCTCGGACACCATGGGTCGTGCTGTTAAGCGTAAAACTGCGGACGTAAAAGGCCGCGCTATGAAGAAAGGAAAGTGATCATGGCTGGACGTGGAATGGGTGCCGCTACCAAAGGCGGCGGTGCAGTAGAGAGCGGTCCTCGTAACAAGATGCTGTCGAAGACGAGCCAGACATCTGGCCCGATCATGATGGCAAAAGGTGGCGACGTTAACCAGCACAAGCGCATGGCAATGGGTGAAGCGCCTGTCAAGATGATGGGTGGCGGCATGATGAAGAAGGGCTACGCTGCTGGTGGTATGGTCAAAAAAGGCTATGCCGCAGGTGGTGCAGTTAAGAAGAAAAAGATGATGGCGAGCGGCGGCAAAGGCCGCTAATGGCTTACCTAATCAGTAATATCCCGTACTTCAAGTGCTGGGTGAGACGTGAATTTACTCACATGCATCAGAAGTACCATGGTGAATACTTGCATGCGATGGCGATTGCGGTAAACACCATGCCTGACCGCTGTTTGAGCTTCCAACTGGTTTTTACCGGTTGTGAGAGCGATGCAGAAGGATCAGAAAACGTGCATGGCGGTGCCATGTGGGCGAGGATGCCGATCACGGCGTTAGTTGGGGACATTCGGTTGGATGAGTGGCCTGAACGTATGCCGACGCATCTTGCCCAGCCATGGGACTGTCCTTCGCATCATCACACCGTAGTCAAGTTTGCCCGCACAGGCCCGAGTCCGTGGTTGTGCAAGATAGCAGGTGAGTTTTACACGGGGCGCTACTTGTTTACGGTGGATTATGCGGAGAGCGAGATTGCCGATTGTCCGGCGCAACACAAGCAAAGTCATGTGTTGATGCTGACCGATGCGGGCAAGTGGACAGGGAACATTGTGGCTTTGCCCAATAACCGTGTCCGTGTGACAAGTCCTGCTTATTGGGAGACCGGAAACGGTGCACCTGATTTCAAACCGAGCCAGTGGATTCACTGTGCCGAGCAGGACGATAGTTACATGGACCCTGATGTGACGTTTGATAACCTGTACAAAGAGTAATGGCTACTTCCGGTACAACTGTATTTGACCTGCAGATCGACGACTTAGTCGAAGAAGCGTTTGAGCGTTTGGGCATGCAAATGACCAACGGCAAACAGCTTTCGACTGCTCGTCGGTCCTTGAACTTGATGTTCTTGGAGTGGGCGAATCGTGGGTTGAACCTGTGGACGATTGAGTTAGCTACTTACAATTTAACGCAGGGCGATACAGAAATCTCTTTGCCGACGGATACGGTCAATGTGTTGTCAGCGGTAATCCGTTTGACTGGGCAGACGCCTGCAACGGACATCATCATTGAGCGCATCAGCCGGGCAGAGTACTTGAACGTGCCAGACAAGACTACGCAGGCGCAACCTGCGCAGTATTACGTTCAGCGTACAAATGTACCGAAGGTATTTCTGTATCCCACGCCGAATCAGGCGTATCAACTGCGGTATTACCGTATTCGTCGTATGCAGGATGCGGGCGATTATACGAATACAGCGGATGTGAATTTTAGATTTTTGCCGTGCTTGGCATCGGGTCTTGCGTATTACCTGTCGTTGAAGTACGCGCCTGAGCGCACGGTCATGATGAAACAGTTGTACGAGGAAGAGTTTGCACGTGCGGCTGCAGAGGATAGGGACATTGCAAGTGCGTATTTCGTCCCTGAGGTAGGGGCGTAGTGTGGCATTTGCTACAGGCAAATTCTCGTTCGGGTTGTGCGACTACTGTGGTCAGCGCTATCCGTACAACGTATTAAGGAAGAACTGGCGCGGGTTTAAGGTTTGTCCTGACGATTACGAGCCGAAGGAACCGCAGTTGGATCCGCTTCGTTATAAAGGCGATGCGATTGCGATTCAAGAACCAAGGCCTGATCGGATTGAACCTACGACAGTGTTTGTTGGAATGCCTGCGGATTCGGCGTTTCAGAGCAGGGGCAGTGTGTATGCGGCGCAGAACATCACGGACATGCGACCATATCCATTGCAGGCCCCTCCTGTTGGATATGGAGCGGTGGGGAATGTAACGATTGTGATTACTTAGCCATGACTTACGACGAACTGGTTACTAACATACGAAATTACACGGAGGTCGGAAGCAACGTCTTCACGAACTCGGTGATTAATACGTTTATCACCATGGCTGAGAACCGCATTCTTAGGGACATCGACTTGGATGTTTTTAAGAAAGAGGTTACCGGGTCGATGACGTCTGGCAATAAATTCTTGACCGCGCCAAGCGATCTTCTAACACATCGTTACATGATGATAACGAACGCGACGAATGATCAGCTTTTCCTCGACTTCCGCGACACGTCCTTTATGAAGGAATACTGGGCAGACGGCGCGGATACGGGGACGCCGAAGTATTACTCGGTGTGGGATCAGAATACTTTTTATGTGGCACCTACGCCTAATGCAAGTTTTACGGTTGAGCTTGGGTACATCTACCGTCCGGCGCAGTTGTCCTCGATCAACCCGGAAACGTGGGTGAGCGTTAACGCACCCGAAGCGCTTTTGTATGCGTGTTTGATACAGGCGTACAGCTACACGAAGGGGCCTCCTGACATGTTGGCCTATTTCGACAACAGCTACAAGCAGGCGTTGCAGGGTCTGGGCATTGAGCAGCAGGGCCGTCGTCGTCGTGATGAGTACAGAGACGGCATGATACGTTTGAGAGTTAAATCGGAGTCACCGGGACCATGATGAGTGCAGGCGGAGGCGTTTTACTCGGCGAGATAAAGGCGGTTTCTGTTTCCGGACGGGGGTTTACCCCGGAGGAAGTAGCGGAAATGGCTTTGGAGAAGATTGTTTATATCGGAGAGGGTTCGCATCCGGTCATACGTGATCAGGCGGAGGCTTTTCGTACCCAGATTCGTGCGGTACTTGTACGATACATGCGTCAAGCAGTGGCTTCGCATAATACGACCCTTGCAAATCGCTTACGCGAAGCGGGGCACCCTGAACTTATAAAACTTTTGGAGGACTAACATGCCTATTTCTGTAACTACTGCCATGCCTACCTCGTTCAAGGTAGAGATTTTGCGGGCAGTTCATAACTTTACCGCTTCTACTGGCAATACCTTCAAGATTGCTTTGATGAAGGCTACTGCAGCCGGTTCGGGAACGTATGGCGCGGCGACAACCAGCTACACCAACCTGACCAGCAACTCAGACGAACTTCCTAACGGAAATGGCTACACGACGGGTGGTAATACGTTGGTTTCAGTGACGCCTGTGGCGGATGGCACCACAGCGGTCTGCGACTTTGACAACACCACGTGGTCTTCTGCAACATTTACGAGTTGTGGCGCGATTATTTACAACGACACGGCTGCAGGTGATCCAGCTTGTGCGGTATTGAGTTTTGGTGGTGATCAGCAGGTGAGTTCAGGGGATTTCCAGATTCAATTCCCTTCACCTGCAGCGGCAACGGCAATTATTAGGATTGCATAAGGTATAAATGTGTCAGCAACCACATGGAATCAGGGCTGGGGGGTAAGTGCGTGGGGGTATAACGCATGGAGTGGTATTTCTCCTGCCTATGAAGTAGATGGTGTTGCTGGCAGTGGTGCAGTAGGTACCCCAGCCGTAATAATCAACAGCAATATTGCAGTTACTGGGGTAAATGCAACCGCGCTTATTGGCGGTTTCTTTGTGCAGGTTGAAGATGTTGTAGTCCCTAATAGTGTTGTAGGTACGGGTGCTGTAGGGACGGTGACGTTTACGGTTGGCCGTGTATATACGGTTACAGGCGTTCAAGGTACCGGAAATGTTGGGACAGTAAATGCAGCCGTAAACGAGACGGTAGTTCCCACTGGTGTAGGAGGAGTAGGTGATATTGGAACAGTGGTGTTCCAAATCAGTAGTAATGTAACTGTTTTAGGAGTACAGGGTGCAGGAGCAATCGGTACTGTAGCTCTGACATATGGTGGGATTGTATCCCCAACCGGCGTAGCTGGCGCTGGGGCAGTAGGAACAGTGGGCATTGCTGTTGGGGATATAGTTATTCCAACAGGGACGCAAGGAACAGGGGCTGTTGGAACTGTTGAAATTGAGGTTGATGATAGTAAACTAGTTACTGGGGTATCGGGCACCGGGGCCGTGGGCACTGTTTTAATACGTGGTTGGACGGTAGTAAATGATTTCCAAGCTGTCGATTGGGTAGAAGTGGACACGGCTTAATAGGGGTAGAAAATGGCAAGTACATTTAGTAATTTAAAGATTGAATTGATTGCCACGGGCGAGCAGTCAGGTACGTGGGGGTCTACGACCAACACCAACTTAGGCACTGCAATAGAGCAGGCGATTACCGGGTCGGCAAACATTACGTTTGCCAGTGGTGACGTTACTCTCACGCTTACTGACACTAATGCTGCGCAGAACGCTCGTGCTTTGAGGCTAAACCTGACGGGTACATCAGGTGGCGCAAGGAACTTGATCGTACCTGCCATCGCAAAACAGTACATCGTTAATAACGGTCTGGCAGACGCTGTCACCGTTAAAAACTCTACGGGTACGGGTATCGCGGTACCTTCGGGCAAGACAATGGTTGTGTTTAATGATGCAACCAATGTGGTCGATGTGACGACTTATGCATCTTCCCTGACATTGGGCACTGCGTTGCCAATCACTTCGGGTGGTACGGGAACAACTTCGACGACGTTTGTAAATCTTGCTTCGAACGTAACGGGTACTTTGCCTGTAGCAAATGGTGGCACTGGGTTAACAGCTGGTACATCGGGTGGGGTTCTTTATTACTCAGCTTCCGGAACTCTCGCAAGTTCAGCGGCATTGGCTGCAAATGCGATCGTAGTCGGTGGTGGCGCTGGGGCTACACCGGCAACCGTTACTACTGGCTCTGGCGTAGTTACCGCTTTAGGCGTTAATACTGGTTCGGCAGGGGCTTTTGTCGTCAACGGCGGGGCGTTGGGTACTCCCTCGTCTGGAACGCTCACAAATGTTACTGGACTGCCTCTTACAACTGGTGTAACGGGCACCTTGCCGGTTGCTAACGGCGGAACAAACGCAACTGCTACTCCTACGGCTGGCGCTGTTGCTTACGGAACTGGTTCTGCTTATGCGTTTACTTCTGCAGGAACTGCAGGGCAAGTACTCACCAGTAACGGATCAGGTGCTCCTACATGGCAGGCAGCAAGTGGTGGTATTTCAACAGGTAAAAGCATCGCTATGGCGATGATCTTCGGATTCTAAGGAGTAACAAATGGCAAACCCGAACATTGTCAACGTAACGAGTATTTACGGAAATACTGCTTACGTTATCCCTTCGTCAGCCGCGACTGCCACGACCTCGTGGACGTACGATGGTACGACTGCACTGACTGGCCTAAAGCCTGCGACGAATACGGTAAACCGTGTCACGTCGATCACGGTGGCGAATACCACGTCGTCCGCTGCGGTGGCAACGATTGCTGTTGGTAACAACGCGACGTTTGGCTCGGCGACCGTGATCACGTATCCGGCGTATCAGATTTCGGTGCCGCCTAATGCGACGTTGATCATTGTGGACAAGACGAACAGCTTGTACATCACCGAGAACCAGTCAGTAGCAGCTTACAGTGGCACTGCAAGTGCGCTGACCTTTACGGCGACTTTCGAAGCCATTACCTAATAGGTGACGTATGGGACTTCGTTATCCCGGCGGGTTTGTTAGTGCGTCTTACAACGCAGCGGCATCGAACGTCTTTAAAGCGGGCGTCGTTGACTACCTCGTCGTTGGTGGTGGTGGCGGGGGCGCTAAGGAACTAGCAAACGGTGTTGGTGCTGGTGGTGGCGGTGCTGGGGGTTTTAGGACGGGAACTTTGGCGGTTAGTAGCGGAACAGCTATTACAGTCACCGTAGGTGGGGGCGGCGCAACACAAACTACCAATAGAACAAGAGGCAATTCAGGTTCTAGCTCCGTCTTTTCAACTATTACTTCAGCAGGCGGTGGTGGGGGCGGTACAGGCGCTGCGGGCAATTATGATGGACTTGCGGGCGGTAGCGGAGGCGGCGCAGCTTATACAGGCACAGGTGGTGCAGGAAACACCCCAAACACAACACCATCGCAGGGTAATAATGGTGGCAGTCAGCCCGGCGGATCGGTTTATGGTGGCGCTGGTGGCGGCGGTGCAGGTGCAGTGGGGAGTTCCGTAACCACGAACGCCGGTGCAAACGGCGGTAACGGTTCTGAATCTTCTATATCTGGCGTGGCTGTTACCTACGCGGGCGGTGGTGGTGGCGGTGGTTTGCTTACTTCGGGTGGTAGTGGTGGCACGGGTGGCGGTGGTGCTGGTGGCGGTAGTGCGGCATCTGGAACGGCAGGTACGGCGAATACTGGTGGCGGTGGCGGGGGCAGTGGAACGAGTGGTGCAGCTACCGGTGATGGTGGAGCAGGCGGCTCTGGTATTGTCATCCTAAGATACCCCGATATTTTTGGCCCTGCTGCATCGACTACTGGATCACCGAGCATTTACCAAGCAGGTGGGTTCTGGGTGTACCGGTTTACCGGTTCTGGTTCGATTACATTCTGAGGTTAGTCATGGCACATTTCGCACAGCTTGATGAGAACAACGTAGTAGTACAGGTCATCGTGATCAACAACACCGAACTGCTGACGCAGAAGATCGTGACGACGGATGAGGGCTTCATTAACGTGTCCACTGTTGAGTCCGAAGAGAAGGGCGTGGATTTCTGCAAGTCGCTTTATGGCGCGGATACGAACTGGGTGCAGACTAGCTACAACGGCAGCTTCCGTGGCAAGTACGCGGGGATTGGCGACACGTACGAGAACGGCGTGTTCGTTGCACCAGAGGTTCCAGTAGTGCAAGCCCCGGTAGTAGAAGCACCTGTAGAAGTGTTGGCTACAGAAGCCACACCTACATTGACTTCCTCCGACATCACTGCGCTTACTACGTCAGACCTTTCTGTGATGACCACGTCGGACATTTCTTCTTTGGGGTAAGTCATGCCGCAATATCAAGGTGTATGGAACTTGCAAGATGCTGCTCGGCTGCAATCCCAGCAGCAGTGGGTGACCGACCCTAACTTCAGAAACACGACGTTGCTGCTTCAAGCAGATAACGCGGCGAATAGTGCACAGAATAATACTTTCTTGGATTCCAGCCCGAACAGTTTTCCGATTACCCGTACCGGCAATACCACACAAGGCACGTTCACACCGTTCAGTCAGGGGTGGAGTAATTATTTTGATGGAAGCGGCGACAACATCGTTACCCCTTCAAATAGCGCTTTTGATCCTAGTGGCTCAAATATTACAGTAGATTGTTTTGTTTATCTGACACGGTATGTAGGCACAAATAATATTGTGTTTGAAGTTGGAGCAAGTACTGTTAATGATATGCAATGCAATATTTTAAACACGGGTGAGGTTAGATTTACTGTTGGTGGTTCTACTGGTTCAACCATATCAGGATTTACGCTCAATACTTGGCATTACATCACTTGTGTAAAGTCGGGAACCAATTTCACTGTATACCTAAACGGAATTGCAGGAACCACTGTCTCGTTAACAGTAAACAGCAGAACCACAATGTATATTGGGTCGCAAAGCGGTGGTAATAACATAGACGGTTACATATCTAATTTTAGGTTTGTAAAAGGTTCTGCGAATGTTCCCTCAGGCGTTCCAACAGCTCCGTTAACAAACATCACCAACACTAGCTTGCTGACTTGCCAGAGTAATCGTTTTGTTGACAACGGTACAGCTAATTCTGGTTCTGGTTTTGCTCTCACAGTCAATGGAAACGTATCCGTCAAACCCTTCACCCCATTCGCCCCGCAGTTTCAGTACACCCAAAGCGGCATCGGGGGTAGTGGGTTCTTTGATGGAAACGGGGACTACTTGACGGGGAATACGACTCTTTCGTCATCAGCGTCAATGAGTACGTTTACAGTGGAAGGCTGGATTTATCCGACTACGCTTGCAGACGTAATATGGTTAATTGGTGATATGAGCCCCACCGGGACAACGAATGTACTTGCAGTAAACATAGCGACTAGCGGTGCTGTGCAGTTGTATTGGTATGATGGGGCGGGGAAAACAGCTACAAGCACTTCTGTAATGCGTGCGAATCAATGGAATTGGTTTGCAATTGTAGTAAACAGCAATGCCATATCCATCTTTGTCAATTCCACGACTTCTGGCCAATCGGGTACAACTACCTTAACTGGTCGAACCCAAGACTCGAACTTTGCTGTAGGTCAGTATAACGGAAGCACCACACCAAACGCATATATAAGCAACTTGCGTTGGTCTAATGGTATAGCTCGAACAATTTCATCTATCCCAACTGCGCCGTACACATCGGATGCAAATACTCGACTGCTTCTTAACTTCACCAACGCCGGAATCATCGACGGCACGATGGACAACGTACTGGAGACGGTGGGTAACGCACAGATCAGCACCAGCGTCGTGAAGTATGGCTCGGGGTCGATGTTCTTTGATGGGACGGGGGATTACCTTGTTCCTATTGGTCCTAACACATCCCAGTTTACGTTTCCCGGGGATTTCACAATAGAGTTGTGGGTTTATGTCACCAATATCGCATCTTATTCATTTATTTTTGATGGCCGCGCATCGGGAGCGACTTCTGGTGCTTGGCTGGTTGATCTTAATGGTGCAGTAATTGGATGGGGGCCGGGGTCTTCAATTGTTATAAGTTCGTCCTCAATTTTGGCAAACACTTGGTATCACCTTGCTATTTGTCGATCAGGATCGTCTACTAGAATGTTTTTAAATGGGACGCAAACGGGTTTGACATATACTGATTCTGGTTCATATACGGTAGGAACAAATCGACCGATTATCGGTGGTAGCGGGAATAGTCCGGGTTCGTTTAACTTTCCCGGCTACATTGACGACTTGCGTATTACCCGTGGCGTAGCCCGCTACATTTCCAACTTCACCCCGCCCCAAGTGGCACTGCCGAGACAATAAGGGAACGACATGAGTGACAAATATCCCGGTGGCCTAGTAACTGCGGCAGCGCCCGCAGGATATTCCGTTGCGGTTTCTGTTAATGGAACGTATTTAACTGCCACTCAATCTGCTTTTGTAGCGACTGGTGATTTCACTTGTGAGGCGTGGTATTGGCAGAACAACCAGACTTCTGGGTTTCAAGGCATTGTAAGCACCGCTGCTTCGGGTGGCACGACTGGAATAAGAATTACGACTGATAATGGAACTTTGACTATTTGGTTAAATAACACGTCAGTTACCGTGGCGTCAGCCCCGCAAAGACAGTGGAACCACGTGGCTATCAGTAGAACCGGCACCGGTAGTAACAACGTAAGTTGCTATTTGAATGGTACGCGAGTTGGGCAGTTTACAAATACTGGATCAACAACAAATTCAAGCCTAACAATAGGCCGGTACTACTACGATACGGCGAACTACTACATGGATGGATACATCAGTAATGTGCGTCTGGTAGTTGGTTCTGGGTTGTATTCGGGTTCCACCATCAACGTACCAACGCAGTTGTTCCCTGTAACTAACACCAGCTTACTGACCTGCAACTCTCTAGCACTCGTCGACCAGAGCAGCAACAATTTTACTCTTACGCCAACCGGTAACATAGCGGTCAGCACCTTTTCGCCCTTCCCGTCCAGCTATTACTTCTACAACGCCCCGATAAACGGCAATACTCGAGATATGGTGCCAGCGAACGTCGCTGGATTTAACCCAGCGTATGGCGCAGCGGCTCCCGGTGTGTGGACATTAGATCAAGCGCAGTACTTCACGGCTAACCGCCTGTGGCCTATATACGACCCGTACTTTAACTATACGACGTTGATGCTGTCGGGTAACCAGCCAAGTGGTGTGACGGACACGAACAATAACGTGTTCAAGGATTCGTCCACGAATAACTTCAGCATCACCCGCAACGGCAACACGACGCAGGGTACGTTCTCGCCGTTTAGTCAGACTGGGTGGAGTATGTATTTAGATGGATCGTCTACCATCACCACACCGGCAGGGCTGCAAACGGCATTTGCGGGATGGGGCGGCAGAACCCGTTCTTGGGAATCTTTCGTTTTTAGGCGTGATTCAGCTGACTACAGCCTACAGTCTGCCTATGCGGGGGTTGCGGCAAACGGTCGATGGTTCATAATAATTAACAGTAATAAACTTTGTTTTGGTTGGACAACAAGTACCGGCACTCAAACATCTGTTTCAACCACGGCAGATATTCCTCTTGGCTGGTCGCATCTAACGGTGTGCGTAGATTCAACGACGGCTGCAAACACAACAGTTTATTTGGGAATCAATGGTGTAGTTCAGACATTTACCGGTAACGATCTGTCCACTCAAACGTCAACCTATGGTTGGAACGCGATATTTAGTGCCACGCAATTTTTGCCAACATCCTTTGCTGGGTATTGTACTGGCCTTCGTTGGAGCAATAATTTACGCTACACGTCGAACTATACGGTTCCCACGACCGCGTTTACGAACGATGCAAACACTTTGTTCTTGTTAGGGCAGCTTAATCGGTTTGTTGATCAAAGCACCAACAATTACGCAATTGCCGTGGCTGCTGGCACACCCGCTATACAACCCTTCAGTCCGTTTGCGCCTACTGCTGCGTATAGCGCGGCTACAGTAGGTGGCAGTGGGTTCTTTGATGGGACGGGGGATTACTTAAGTGTTGCTCACAATTCTGCACTTTCAATTACTGGGAACGTAGACGCCAGCATTGAATTTTGGGTTTATCCAATAAGCGGAAGCGGAGTAGTGGTTAATAAGAGCGGAGTTTCTGGTTCTTCTTATCCAAATTATTCTATTTCAGTTAATTCAAATGGTTCGATTTCATTTACTCTTGGTAATTCAGGAAGCCCCGGCAGTGCGGTAACTACTTTGTCAACCAACGCCGGTACAATTCAATTTAATGCGTGGAGCCATGTTGTATGCACAAAGACATACGTTGGCGGTGGGTCGGTAAACAATTACCGAGTAATGATTAACGGAATTCTGTCAAACAACAGTACACAGAACAACCCATCTGACGGAAATCCGGGAGCCTTAACGATTGGTTTTGAGCCTAGTAGCACAGACGACATCAACGCCTACATTTCACAACTTAGGATATTTAACACTTCCATACCCACGGCTTACCAAACCTCAAGCACAACTAATGGCACTTCGGTTTATACAGTGCCAACGACCCCAACAACCGCGAGCACTTCATCTATTTGTACGCTTTTTACCAACGCTGCCATCATTGACGCTACATCAGACAACGTCCTTGAAACCTTTGGCAACGCGTCAATTAGTACGGCGCAGAGTCGGTTCGGTGGGTCGAGTATTGCGTTTGATGGCAGTGGGGATCGATTGGCAGTACAGCCCTATTCGTCAAACCCAAGCCTAACTTTCGTCTCAGGTGACTTTACAGTTGAGTGTTGGGTATACATAAATTCCTTGGCTGCAAACGCGCCAATAGTTTGTTTTGGGGACGATGGCGCATCAACCGGGCTGCTGTTTTATGTAACTACGGCGGGCAGAATTGCAATTTTTGGCAATAACACATCATTAGCTACAGGCACGACTCAAACAGTAACGACTGGGAGTTGGTTTCATTTGGCAATGTCGCGCAGGGGCACGTCCCTACGTTTGTTTGTCAACGGCATCAATGATGGTACAGCGACCAATAGCACATCGTTTTCGAGCAGCCTTTTGATAGGTGCAGAAATATTTTCTAGTTCAATTGCGTCGCAATTAAACGGATATATGAACGCTCTGCGCATCACCCGCTTTGCCCGTTACACCGCTAACTTCGTCCCGCCGACCTCGGCGCTGCAGCTACAGTAGGAGGACTAAATTGACCCGTTAACCCTTCTCGCTGCGGCTAATGCTGCTGTTGCTGCGGTCAAGGCGGGGTGCAAGCTTTACAAGGACATCAAGGGCGCAGCGGGGGATGTTAGCGACGTATTGAAAGACTTGAAGGAGCAGTACAGCAAGATAGTAGACCCGACGCCTATACAGAAGCAGCAGTACAACGCCGAAGTGCAGCGAGTGCAGGAGATAGCCAAGGCTGACCCGAACGATGTGTTCACCGACATTGGCACTCAGTTAGGTGTGTTGATGGATACGCATGACGAGATTAGTAAGCTGTTACTGAAAGAGCAAATCGAAGCAAGGCAGGTCTACAAGGGTGAAGAGAGTATAGGTAAGCGCGCATTGCGGCGGATATTAATCAACTCAAGGCTGGATGCAATATGGGCAGAGGTCAGAGAAATGATGGTGTACAAAGCCCCGCCAGAATTGGGTGCGCTGTGGGGTAAATTTGATGAAATGCGGCAGCGAATAGTCGCCGAGCAAGAGGTAGCTCACGCAGAAGAACTTAGACTGGCTCAGATAGCATCATGGCGACGCAAAAGAAGAATAGCGGAAATCAGGGCAAAGGCAATGTGGGTTTCGGCAGTGGTGTTCGTAGTTATATGGGCGGTGGGACTAATGTGGCTAACAATGAGAAGCGCGATGATGAAAACATCCCTTGGTCACTACTGATTACAGTTATGGCGGTGTTGCTGACTTTCTTTATCGTGATGCCTGTGTTGGCTTTTATGTACTACGACATGTACTTTGCCACGCAGGCGGCAGTGCACGAAGTAAAGAAAATGAAAGAACTGCGGCGCGAGATTCTTGAGGAAAGGTTATACGGGAAATGATTTCGCTGGCACAGTTTAAGAAGTTTGCCCCGAACACGCGATACGCGGAGCAGTGGTACGACACCTTTTTTAGGCCTCAAACAGAACTCGGTGGCAAATCCTTGCTGCAAGAATACGAGATCAACACCCCTAAGCGATTGGCAGCTTTTCTTGCGCAGTGTGGGCATGAATCGGGCGGCTTTGTTTTCCTAAGCGAAAACCTGAACTACAACGCGTCGGGTCTGATGCGCGTTTTCCCCAAGTATTTCCCTGATCTGGCAATTGCCAAGCAATATGAGCGCAATCCGCAAAAGATCGCTAATCGCGTTTACGCCAACCGCATGGGCAATGGCGACGAAGCCAGCAATGATGGCTTCGCATTTCGCGGACGCGGAATTTTGCAGTTGACCGGCAAGGACAACTATTTTTGGTTTGCTGCGTCGTTAAGTATTACGACGCAAGAGGCAGCGGAATATATGCAGACTTTTGAAGGTGCCGCACAGAGTGCTTGTTGGTTCTGGGAGACGAACAAGCTTAATCGCTTTGTGGACGCGAATGACTTCAAGGGTTTGACCAAGGCCATTAACGGCGGGTATATCGGATTAGCAGACAGGGAGCATCACTATGAGATGGCGCTTAATATGGTTGATTCTGGTGGTAGGTTGGCTTAGTGGGTGTGAGCGGGTTAGATATTTTTGTCAGAGCCCAGAAAACTGGGACAAACCGCGCTGCCAACGTCCACAATGTGCTGTAACAGGAACCTGCCCGGATCAGTTATTAAAACCGGAAGTGATGAAAGAGGAACCCAATGAACCCGCTAAAACTAATAAGCCAGTTCCTTGCACTGACACAGGAACAACACGATGCAGTAATTAAGTTCTTTATCGCTGTTACGTTCTGCTG